CTATGTAAAGAAATTGTTTTGCCTATGTTTGCTACAAAACCTAAATATCAATTCAGCCGTGCCAAATGGTACGAGGGTAAGTTTGACTGGCGCAAGTATGAAGAGGTACATAACTGGTGTGAGCAACACTTTGGTAAGCATCCCAAGAGACCAGATGCTTGGTCACGCTGGAATCACATGTATGAAGATATGATTCTTTTCCGTGATGAAAAAGATTACATGATGTTTGTATTGAGGTGGTCGTGAGATTAGAAAATGATTTAGACGGACTGCTCGTAAAAGAGCGTGTTAAATTTCATTATAAAGAAATACCATGGACCCAATTGCTTGAAATATCAGCATGGTGCGATAAACAGTTTGGTAAAAATAATTGGGGTTTTGACACGGGACATGTTGTATTCAACGGTCGTTGTCCTGAAGGTAGCTCTACAATGTTTGTGTTGAGATGGTCATGAAAGTTGAAATTATATTTGATCCAGGGAAATATCCCTATCGTGCTGAAATCAAATGGCATTCCTCTACTGATTGGAACTCAACTGAGGCATACGATTGGTGCGAGAGAAACTTTGGTCACAGAAATGCCAAGTATGAAAATCCTCGCTGGTATGCTAACACTAGATACTTCACCGGTAACTTCAGGTTTCGTGACAAAAAAGATGCTGAATGGTTCTTATTGAGGTGGGGATGAGAGTGGAGTTTAATCAAGGCGTACCCGCAGGATGTAAGCAATGGCTTTGGGATAACGTCGGACCCGGGAATATAACATTGACTAGACCTGGTATCATTGATGCGGAGGATAGTCCCGAGTATGCTTGGTTCTTTGAGCGTATTAAGAAACCAACAACCCCGGAATCGTTTTATGACGACCCGTTTTATTTTGTCCCTACTATCACAGTTAAAGACCCGAAGATGGCGATGGTATTTGCGTTGAGGTGGCAATGAAACAATATGGAATAGCCATTGAGAGTTGGCCGGCTACACGTAAAGTAGATGTTAAGTGGTGGCTGCTTGAAAACTTTGGACCCGAAGACTCTCCGACACAAAAGGGACGTTGGGGTTGTGCGTATGACTATGGGCTGGATAATATCTACATGGATGAAGATGTTTTTATAATGTATCAATTGAGGTGGGGATGATGGATTTAGAACTTGTAAAAAAGATTGTAGTCAGACAAGGGCAGAATGAATTTCTGAAAAACCCCATCGTATGTCCACCCGAAGCAAAAGTTGTCACTGGTATAATGAAGGAGGATGCTTACTTACATTTTTTAGAAACCAAATGCGGCGTGGAGATTCTGTTGTCAGAATATCATCACGAGATAGTTGGGTACAATGTTCTTGATGAAAAGAAGTTTTCTTGGTTTGTGTTGAAGTGGGCATGAAGTTCTTTCGTAAAGTTAAGCTAGCCGAAGCATACGCTAGGGTAGAGTGGTGTAAAACAACTTTGGGCAAAGAAGTTAAAGGTGGTAACTGGTGGCGATACAAAGGACATCTTTACTTTACAGATGAAAAGTGTTATACTTGGTATATATTGAGGTGGTTATGAGAGAACCTTATTTTGTTAGAGAAAGATACATCGTTCCTGTAGGCAGACTGTGGGCTGACCCTTGGCCTGACTACTTTAATAATTTTTGGGCACACTGTGGTTATGTTGCTGATGTGAATAACTGGAAACAAATCACAGTCGCTAATTATGAACTTAAACTATTAGGTGGTAAACTGATTCAAACTAGCACACAGGGTTGGTACTTGCGTTGGGATGATGAAAAGAGTCACACATTTTTTGTATTGAAGTGGTCATGAAAATTATCAAATGGTATGAGCCAACTTTCAAGCCAATCATACAATTGATTGCGAAAGAAGCAAAAGAGTCAAAGTGGGGCAACAGTGAAGGTATGCGTGTGATTGCCAAACACAAGTTCGGACTTAAGATTAGTAAGGCTTCAGGTGATTGGCATAGAATCGTTGTATTAGATGAACAGAAGTATGCTTGGATGATGCTGAAACTATGATACAATGGAATCGTAGCATAGGCTATAACATTGATAGACATAAAGCGAAAAAGATGGATTACCATATTATTACAGACGGAGCAGACTGCTACCCCTGGCACGAATACTTTGCTATTCTTCCTAGAAAGACAGTCACAGGTAAACGTATCTTCTGGGAGAAAGCATACAAACGCAAAGTGTGGGTAGTGTGGGGCACAGGGTTTCATATGGAACCTGAAACCCAGTACGCAACTATATTTGATTTATTGACTTATGAAAATACTAAACCTAAGACTTAAGGCACGCTGGCGCAAGTATCTTGCTGACCGCAAGTTAGCAAAGAGTGGCTATAGTTCATGGCGTGTGTATAGACATTGCCGTGATGTTGATGTTATGCGTCATGCTGACAAAGTAAGTGATTTCTATTGGAAGTACAAGCATGTATTCGTGTGTGGTGGAAGTCCATCATCACACTATGCTTACAGCGTAGCACGTGATTACGGTCCTGCTGGGTTAGTGTTCGGCTACGAACTTATGAGAGACTGGTGTGAAACTAAATGCAGATTCAAGTATCGTGTTGACATTCACAGAGTATTGAAACAAACAGGTCTGGGTATTAACGGTGAAGAATATCCTGAATGGTACTTCAATGATATCGGTGGCACAGACCTAGTGTTCTTTGCTTTTATGAACGAACAAGATTATATTCATTTTATGTTGAGGTGGGGATGAGTAGTTTTAAGCACAAATCAGAACGCTACTATGGTAGCAAACATCAAGTACACACTGTATCTTGGAAGGGTCAAGGTGAAGTTGACGGAGATGCGATACGTGAGTGGTGCATTAGTAAGTTTGGACCAGCTGGATATCGTGAAGACCTAGGTGAGACTATATGGTTGGATGACATTACCGGAAACGGTGAAATCTTCTTGTGTAAAGATGAATACTTGACTATGTTCTTATTGAGGTGGGATTGATGGAATACTTTTATGGTGGTGGCGGCAATAGTCGCCCGGTCTTCATATACAGATTCAAGGTTGATCCTTGTACTACTAAAATGTACCAGTGGGCCCAAGCATACCCAGAGAAAGGACCCTTCAGTCGTTTCCATGTTGAATGGCGTTCAGTGTACAGCAAAATGGATTACCCGCTAGACTATGATATTATACAGTTTGAACATAGTGAAGCCGCTAAAGTATTCAGAATCGCATTCGCCGGTGAGTATGAAGAAACCACCATGAAAGAATACAGATGATTGAATGGAAAGTAGTTTATCGTGATATGGCAGCTAGTCAATGGGATGAAAAAGTTAAATGGTGTGCCAACAACCTCTATAACGGTGGACACTATGAACCGAACTGGCAGACGCAGTATCCATTCATTATCTTTACAGATGAAAAAGAGTTTGCTTGGTTTAAGCTGAGATGGGAATGATTGTTGTTGGTATATACGTCACTGAGGATTTTCACATAGATAATGCGATTGATTGGGTGATAGCAAACTGTGAAAGTTTTGACAAGTACCAATTGATGGAACTTGATTTTGAAGAACGACAAGAACGAGATTGCTGGTTTAGACTAGATATGTATTTCAAAGAAGAAAAAGATGCGATGATGTATAAGTTGAGGTGGGAATAATGTTTGAAGAAGTTAATAAATGGTTTAAAATATTTGGTAAAGACATAGGAGAAAAGATGGTTCACAAAGCAGTGAGCCCGGGCGACCAATTCAGCGTATTTCAAATCAAAAATGGAATGGTTGGATTCAAGCCTTTCCTAATTATTGAGAATCAAAACGAAACTGTGTTATACTCTAATCAACATTGCGTAGCAGTTGATGTGCGCCCGGAAGTCGAACAGTGGGTACTTGAACAGCCCATTCACATGTGGAAGTATGCAGAAGAAATTGATGATTGTCATCACGGTATGACAAGATTGCTAGTAGATAGAGAATTATTAACTTGGATGACATTGAAATGGATTTGAATAGCCTGTCAGATAACGAATTGATTGATTATATCATTAAGCATGATACAGATCCTGTTAGGGTTCGTCTTGCCACTCACATGCAACGAGTAGCCGGTTCAATCATTGATGGATTAGTTGATGTTGGTATGGATGATACATGGTGTACGTTTAGAAGTGAGGTTAATGGTGCTAACTATCACCCTGGACAATATATCAACCACCTTGAGAATGAGGTTGAATATCTCAATGACAAACTAAGTGATGCGCTCAAAGAAATCAAAGACCTTCAAGCACGGACTATCATGGACTTTATCGGTGAACTCAAACAAGAGATTAAGACCGTAGAGTGGTGTCGTGATGAGGCTTACAGAGACAGAGACAAAGCACAAGAGAATGAAAAGATTATGAAAAGTAAACTTGACATGTGGGCAGTGTTGAACCGATGAACACTAAAGTGGCAAGTTTTTTAGAACGTTGGTATGAAGAAGCAGAACTTAATGACAAGTACTGGCCCTATCAGTTCACAGTCAAAGACTGGCAGCGCATTCGTGAAACTGAACGATTCTGTTATACGAACTTTAAGAGCAAGAACTGGCGCAATCGTGGAAGATACTTTGGATTCAAACGCAAAGAAGACTATGAGTGGTTTGTATTGAGGTGGGGATGAAAACTAAAGAAGAAGAAATGATGGACATCATGGCTGAAGAAATTCGCAAAGAGATTGATGAGGGTATTATTTCAAACATACTAGTTGAGTCTGGTTGGACACCTGTAAAATTTTATTTTAAGAACGGTCCTCAAGCGACTGATATACAGATTTGGTTAGCCGGGACATGCACCGGAGATTATCGTAGATTGGGTAGTGACTACGTGTTTGAAAACAAACAAGACGCTGAATGGTTTATGCTACGATGGCTTTAACGTTCAAAATAGATGAGGGTAGAGTATACGGAGCACGATACTACACGGCCGAACCTCACTGTGATGATTGGAATGAAGCAGTCCCGTGGTATTTACTACAAGACTGGGTAGAAGAAATGTATGGAGAGAGTAAAGGTTCTATCTGGTTTGACAGAAATAAAGCCCCCGAACCCGGTGAAAGATGGTATGTGAACAATGCGAAATTTTGGTTTCGCAACAAAGAAGATTTGGAATGGTTTTTACTAAGATGGCAGTAACGATTAAACTCAAACAACTGTACGGTGAACAAGAAAACTGGCTTGCTAAGAATGTAGGACCAAGAATGCACTACCTTCACAATTCAATAGGTGGTCAGGGTTGGATCGCAAAGAAAGGTTCAGAAGAAGTAGAAATGGAAGGTCATGGTGGGACATACAGGGGTCATATAACAGTTTGGAATCTAACATTTGCAGAAGATAAGTATGCTACTTGGTTTAGGATAATGTTTCCAGAATGATAGAAGTCAAAATCATAGATATGTTGCCAAACGAGATTATGGACATAGTCAAAGAACTAAGAAAAAGTGGGCATGTTCAGGGCACAGACTTTGACTTTGAATATCACAAGCCCGAATACGATGACTTTAGTTACGAACCAGTGTATAATAGATATACAATCTTCAAGTTTTACAAAGAAGAATTAGCGACTTGGTTCGCATTGAGGTATCAGTAATGGCAGTATCAAGAGTAGGTGGGTTAAGCACAGGTACATTTACGACATACACTAGTATGTCTAAACCAGTGGACGAATCAGTTTACGAAGTGAAACAGAACGGACACATCCTACATAGAATTGACCTGAGATATAATAAAGTTGATCCTGCTGATTATATCAAATGGTGTCGTAGAAACTTGGGCAATCGACAAGAGACATGGGACTTCTGGTTAGCAGGTGGTATCTTGTACGTTGAAGTCTGGGGTGACAAGGCAAAAGTCACCTATGAAATGTGGAAGCATTAACATGAGTGAACTAGTAGTAATAAACGGAATAATACAACACAAACACGCATACATGGTGTCAGGCGATTCGATTGTATTTCACACTGCACCTCCCAACCGTTCTGATGTTAGTATTCTCATGGATGACACTAGATATGAATACATAGGAGACGGTACTACGTTCGTATTTCAAGGAACACCTTCAGGTAGAATGAAATTTAGAAAGTTCATGGAAGAAGTGTACGAGAAGAAAGATGACCCGACAGTCAAAGACGCATTAGAGAAATTGAAAATAGTAATGGAGTTAGTAAAGTAATGGCAGATATAATGATTGACATTGAGAGTTTGGATACAGGTCCAGACTGCGTGATACTAACAATCGGTGCAGTATTGTTCGACCCTAAAGGTCAAGGAATCATCGACAAGTTAGAACTTAGACCTACGATTGAAGAACAAACAGATGTGTTCAATCGCACAATCAATCCAGATACATTGCGCTGGTGGGGTGAACAATCAGAAGCCGCACAAGAAGAAGCACTAGGTGACAGAGACAGAGTATCATTTAAAGAATGCATGGATACATTGTACAAATGGTGCTGGAAGTATAACAACGGCAAAGTATGGTCGAATGGTGCATCATTTGACGTTGTGGTTATGGAGTCAGCATGGCGCAATCACAATCAGATGCCACCGTGGAACTTCTGGAACATTAGAGATACTAGAACCATCTACGATATCTGCGGCGTAAGTCTCAAAGACGGTGGACATTCCACTAGCCACAAGGCTGTAGAAGATGCTGAACGTCAAGCCATTGTCGTACAGAAAGCATACATGAAATTAATCAAAGCAGAATTGGTAGCAGCACCACGATGAAATTCAATTCAGATATTGACATTGACTTCGGTAACAGGGATGATATCTTAAAACATATCAATCATATCCCTGCTGCCATGCGTAATAACACACTGAGAAAACATGCGACTGGTATCTATGTAACTGAGATTCCTAGGGATGCATTACACGACATGGCTAACATTGACTATGTGGTAGCAGAGAAGCGTGGCTATGTCAAACTAGACTTGTTAAATGTTCACGTTTATTCTCAGGTCAAAGATGAAACACATCTAGCTGAATTGATGAATCGTGAGCCTGATTGGGAAAAGCTAAAAGAAAAGAAGTTTGTGGAACAATTGATTCATTTAGCAAATCACTATCAGAGTATTAGAAAGATGCCTGAACCCATTGATAGTATTCCTAGACTAGCAATGTTTCTTGCTGTGATTCGACCGGCAAAGAAGCATTTGATCGGCTTGCCCTGGAAAGAAGTCGCTAAAACTGTGTGGGATAAAGATGATACAGGGTATACTTTTAAGAAAAGTCACTCTGTTAGTTATGCACATTTAGTTGCTGTGCATATGAACTTGCTTAGTTCATCCTCTTGACAAGCGTAATCGACTTTCGTTTACTCTTACGCTTTGCTAACTCTAGCATACTACACGCAGGACCGTGAACTACAGTTAGACTTTTGTTATTGAACGTTCTTAGATAGGGTCTAAAGATAGCCCATTCTTCTTTTAAGAACATATTGATGGGCACTAGTCTATTGGATTCCCACCACCACGTGTCCCCTAATTCTAAGAATCTATCACGCAATACCTGGTCTAGGATCGCACCATAGTCATATATAGTGGTAACAATGTCGTCCCTGTTTTGAACGATCCCTACATAGTCTTGCCCAGCATATGAGCAGACAGTTATGAAGGGATGATTTTTGCTAAGTCGTGCGAAGAATTCGTTGTGAATCATTATTTTAAAACGTCTAGGAATATTTATCTTCGGGTAAAACCCAATATAATATTTGTCATAAATAGAGTAAAGGACCTTCAAATGCAATCTACATCAGTAACCTACTACATTCCAAGACAAACGGTTGTGTTGTATGACGGCACCTCATCTAGGAGATATCAAACCGTGTACGCTAAAAATCTAAAAATCCATAAAGGGATTGACAACCGCCTGCAGTTCCAGTTCATCAATCAGGACCAAAAAGCAGTAGACATAACAGGTAAGACTCTATCTTGTAGATTGATTAGCTATGATGGCTCTAAGATTCTATTACAGAAGGCACTTACCCCGGTGTTCCCGTTGACTGGTATCTGTCAACTAGATGTTACTATGAACGAGACATTGGAAATGGAAGCTACTATGTGCTATTACTCAATCACTATCCCTAATGGGACATTTGAGTTTCCTGTATTCGTAGATGATAACTCGGGTGGCAGAGGTGTAGTTGATGTAGTCAATAGTGTGTTACCGAAATACACAAAGTCAACCGAGTTAAATATTTTACCACACACTGATCCTAGTGATGTTCAACCTGTAACATACTTCACAGGTCAATACATAACCCAAGACTCTGACTTTTTAACATTCCAAACTGTATTAAATAACTACGTTGGTACAATCAAAGTTCAGGGTTCTGCTACAGGTAATAACACTGAATGGTATGATTTAACTGATGAGCAAGTATACGACGGCTATACAAGCACCGACTACTTTAACGTTAGCGGGTATCATGCATACATGCAAGTAGTGTTCACAAGCACTGCGGGCACCGTAGATAAAGTTCTGGTCAGATAATTATCCATCTCTGTTGTAAAGCGATACATATTGTGTTACACTAACACAGATGTTTGATATCCTATCTTTAATTCCGGGCAAGAAAAAACAAACGAATAGTGGTTGGACAAGTTTCAACGGCATTTGTTGTTCCCATAGAGGTCATCGCCCTGATACTAGACAGCGGGGTGGTGTCAGATTTGAAGGGCCTAATAACTGGGTAATGCATTGCTTCAATTGTGGCTTTACATGTAGCTTTGTATTAGGCAAAACCATCAACGGAAAGACAAGAGACTTTCTCGTATGGTGCGGAGTTGATATTCAGCAAGTACAACGATGGAGTTTAGAAAGTTTACAACACAAAGACTTACTAGACTTCACACATGAACGAAAGAAGCGTACTAACATTAAGTTCAAAACAAAAGAACTTCCTGACAGTGAACCGCTTGACATTAATAACTACAAACATTTACCCGCTATTACCTACCTAGAGAATAGAGGCATACATTATGATAGTTATCCATTCGTTGTAACTCCCGATGATAAAGGTCGTAACAGCAACAGAGTTATCATACCATATTTCTACAACAACAGAGTTGTAGGTAATACCAGTAGATTCTTAGATAACAGAATCCCGAAATATTTGAATGACCAACAACCAGGCTACGTTTTCAATATCGATGCACAGAAACCAGAATGGCAAATCTGTATCGTCACTGAAGGCATATTTGATGCATTGAGCATTAATGGTGTGGCTGTCATGCACGATGACATTAGCCCAGAGCAAGTAGAGTTGTTAGCGACATTAAACAAACGAATTATCGTAGTTCCCGATTTCGATAAGACAGGCATGAACATGATTGACCGTGCTTTAGAATTGGGTTACTCGGTAAGTTTACCAGAATGGCATCCAGGAGTAAAGGATGTCAATGATGCAGTCGTGCGATATGGTAAGCTACCTACTGTACTTTCTATACTAGAAAATGCTACAATGAGTAAAATAAAACTAGAATTACAAAGGAAGAAAATTGGCAAAAGAAACGGATTCTAAACAGATAGAATACACAGCAGACGTACAGAAGTTATTTTTAAGAATGATGTTGAGTAACCCTGAGTTGTACACTCGGGTTATGAACATTATGAACACTGAGAACTTTGACAAGTCACTTAGACCAGTGGCTGAGTTTTATAAAGAACACACAGACAATTACAAAGTTCTACCAGACGTAGAACAAATTAAAGCGATGACTGGGGTTGAGATTGAACTCATCCCTGAGTTGAATGACGGACACCTTGAATGGTTCTTGGATGCATTTGAAGCGTTTACTAAACGACAAGAACTAGAACGAGCAATTCTTAAAGCAGCCGATATGCTTGAGAAGGGTGACTTTGCACCTGTTGAAAAACTAATCAAAGACGCAGTTCAAATCAGTCTACAAAAAGATATGGGTACTGATTACTTTGCTGACCCTAAGTATCGTATCAACAAATACTTCAATGCAGGCGGACAAGTTTCTACAGGCTGGCCGCAGATGGACAAACTATTATATGGTGGTTTCAGTCGCGGTGAATTGAATATCTTTGCAGGTGGCTCAGGTTCAGGTAAGTCTCTTGTTATGATGAACTTGGCGTTAAACTGGTTAGCAGTAGGTATGAGTGGTGTTTATATCTCATTAGAACTTTCAGAAGAACTAACTTCATTGCGTACTGATGCGATGTTGACCAGCATGAGTACAAGAGATATTCGTAAAAACATTGACGATGCACACTTGAAGATTAAGATGATGGAAAAGAAAGCAGGTCAGTATCGTGTTAAAGCGATGCCTGCGCAAAGTAATGTCAATGCGATTCGTTCATACTTAAAAGAAGTACAGATTCAAACAGGGATTAGAATTGACTTTGTGATGATTGACTATTTGGATCTTGTTATGCCGGTGTCAGTTAAAGTTAATCCAAACGACCAGTTCATCAAAGACAAGTATGTATCAGAAGAACTGCGTAACTTGGCAAAAGAATTAGGGATTTTGATGGTAACCGCGTCACAGTTGAATCGCTCAGCCGTTGAAGAAATCGAATTCGACCACAGTCACATCGCAGGTGGTATCTCAAAGATTAACACAGCAGACAACGTGTTTGGTATCTTTACAAGTCGTTCAATGAGAGAGCGCGGTAAGTATCAGATTCAGTGTATGAAATCACGTAGTTCGACGGGTGTAGGTCAGAAAGTTGACTTGGAATACAACATTGAGACTATGCGTATTACAGACGAGGATCCAGATGGATATGCTGACCAACAAGCAAAATATAAGCCAGCACCGAGTCCGAGCGATATTATGAGCAAATTGAAGCCTCAGGCGACAGTTGTAGGCGAACAAATACACATCGAACCGGAAACAAAGCGGGTAGTTGCAGACGTTCAGGGTAGCAAACTTAAAGCAATGCTGAACAACCTCAAAAATTGATAAATACTATTAGGATCTATACCATTATGCAAAGAAAAACTCGCAGTCTTTTAGAGGAATTAGAAGCACTTGGACAAAACCGTGACACTAAACATGTCATTGAAAGTCGTGCCCATAATATCATCACCAGTGCGATTAATCTATTAGAAATGATTAACAAACACTATGATGCCGAAAAAGCTCAGATTTTGGAGAAAAAACTTCTCAGTGCTATCAAAGCACGAGACCAGGGTAGATTCTCAAAAAGTTTGAGGAAAAATGATAATGAGAGCCAATGAGTTCATCAACGAAGGTTGGTTTGACGATGCAAAAGCTAAAGTAAAAACTTACAATAGAAGGCTTAATACTGACGCAAAACGTGCCGCGAACGCAATTAAAACATCTAAAATAGGACAAGCGGCAACTACAGGGGCAAACGCAGTGAAGGCTGCTGTTGCCTCTCCATACGTTCAACGTCCAGCAAGTGCATTAGCACGTGGTTTAGGTAAACTCGGTATGGGCGGGGATAAATTCTTGGGCTTCAATAATCCATTGAAGAACAGCACAAGAGCCGCAATGAGTACTGAGATTTTTATGAAGAATTTCTTAGGGTCATTGGCAGCTACAGAAAAAAGACAAGCACAACTTAATCAACCATTCGACTTGGGTACATTTGCCACCCAGTATATGAAAAAACAGAACTGGGAACCAGGTAACTTTACACAACAGTTGCAAACAGCAGTTACAAGCCGTGACAAAAAAGCACTTGCAAGAGTTATGGATCAGATCGGTGCTGCAAACACAGTAGACCCTGCCGCACAAGGTCCAGAAATCAACATGACACCGGGTGCGTATGATAACAAATACGGACAAATGGGTAATTTGATGGCTCAAGCCGCAACCGCTGCGGCACAACCTAGACAGAGTTTAGCTCAGAAGATGGCATCTAAAGGTATGACACCACAAGGCGTTAGAAGATGAATTTCGCAGAATCATTAAGAGCATTGGCTGATAAGATATTCGCTATTAACGAAGCGGATGAATTAACAAAAGCTCACGTTGAACATCCTGAAGATTTAGTATTTCATTCAGGTAGTAGAGGCGCCGCACAAGGCTTACAAGCGATTGTTGACACAGCCGCAAATCCTGGCGCAATTACTATCAAGTGGGACGGGTATCCTGCATTAGTATTTGGTCGTGGTGTAGACGGACAGTTTGTTGTGTGTGACAAGCATATGTTCAACAAGAAAGACGGTTCAGGTCGTGTGACGAGCCCACAAGCATTCGCAGAATACGATAGAGCAAGAGGAATTCAACGTGGTGAACTAGAGCACATCATTGCTAGAATCTGGCCTGGTCTAGAAAAGTCATTCAATGGCTCTGGTTTCTACTGGGGTGATTTGTTGTTTCATCAGCCGTTAAAAGATGAAGGTGGTTTGTATAGATTCAAAGCAAACCCAAATGGTATCACTTACACAGTTGAAACTAACAGTGAGATGGGTAAGTTGATCGGTGGCAAAGTGGGTGGCATTGCAGTCCATCAGTATATTCCACCAAGTGCTATGAACGTACAACAGTCTACATTACTAAACGGTAGCATTGGTCAATTAAAGAATAACAGTAACGTAGCAATCATTCCAGCTAAGATGCCAATCGTACCTAAACTAAAGATTACTAAAGCTGATGTTGCTAATGTACAGAAAGCAATCAAGCAATATGGCGCAGCAGCAGATGCATGGTTGTCACAACCACCAGCTGGTGTCAAAACAGTATTCCCGTTAATGTGTACAGTATACATCAACCGAAAGATTATGTCTGGTAACTTGAATAACTTAGTAGGTGACTTCTATGAGTTCTTCAAAACAAGACCAATGAGTGATAGCATTCGTGCTAAACTAACTCAACACTTCCAACAAAACGAAGCAGGCATTCAGGGTGCATTCGCTATTTGGATTGCACTATACAACTTAAAAATGAAAGTTGTACCTCAATTAGACAAAGCCGCAGAAGAAAGTCCTGTTAAGGGATACTTACAAGATGGCACACAAAGTCAAGAAGGCTTTGTAAGTCATGGCATTAAGCTAGTCAATCGCATGGGCTTCAGTCGTCAAAACTTTGCCGGTAGAGCATAAATATTATAATAAGGAATTATCATGGCATTCATTACAAGAGCGCACGGTGACGCAAAGCCGGTCTTCTCAACAGATACATTAAACGGATCAGGTTCAGCAACTACTGGAGTGCCAGTTATGCTATCAGGTCCTAAACTAGACTTCTTCGGCATTGATTTAGGTGCTGATCCTGCAACTGAAATGGATCCAGACGAAGCAATCGAGGCAGTGCTACGTGTGATTACGTCAGTCGCTACTGTCCACTTCTATCAAGTAGAAGCTAGCGGAACTGCAAACAACATGTCAGTTGCAGTTTATCAATCATCATCATGTACAGCTAGCGGATTGCAAGCAGCTATTCGTGAACTAGGCACAGTTAGCGGATACACTCTATCAGGTGCAACAGTTACTAACGTAGGCTTCAAGTTAGCAACAGCTTAATAAATTGCCCGAGAATTTCTCGGGCTTTTTTGCCTCTATAAATACTATATGGCGGCAACAAAGATTAGATGTTACACACTGTTTGATATCACACAAACAGGCGTGACCAACAGACGAAACAACACTAAAACTAGTCAGTGGGAAAAAGATAGAAATACGCAATGTAATTTCGATACAATCGTGCAGGTTATATCCCTACGCAGTCAACCAGAAAACATCACATCACCAGAACAAAGCATCATCATCTTTGACGAGACTAACGAGTTCGGGTTCTTATTTGAACAAGAGGAAGAGGCACATTCATACTGGCACTTTGACTTTGATATCAACTATCAAGGTGCGTATGATGATGGTATCAACGAGTTCGGGCATTTGTATTCAGACTGTGACGGAGTCCCGATGATTAAAGTGGGAACTGAGTGGGACAAGCTCCCTGAGTTCTTGGACTCTAGTGTTGAGTTGAGAAATATTTACTTTGAGGTAATACCCAATGAAACTGAAGAAGAAAACTGAACAACGGATGTTCAACACCTTAGCTAGGATCCTTGAAAAGGGGAACTTAGAGAAGTTAGAAGGTAAACTAGTATATCAAGACAATGACGGGTCCTATAATTTGTACGGTGAATACGTCATTCAGAAGTCTTCCAAGGGCTACGTCTTGGAGAAGAAACACACATTTACAGTCCTCGTCTTCGGCGAACTGAGACATGCAGTTACATGGGCAGCATTCGATAAACTAAATAGAATAATAGAATCTAACAAGATATTGGAGCTGGACCGACAGTTATCAGGAACATCGGAGAACATGAAAGCACATGATAAGCTGTGTAAGTCTGCTAAGGATCTTGATAAAAAGACTATCTATCTTAACAAGCTAAACGAGGACCGCGTCAAGAAAAGACGAATTTTATCTGAAATGGAAGATTTTGTGGAGAAAGCTAAGATTTGGCAGTACCGTCAATTTGAAAAGAATCCCATAAAATAATTAAAAGAAGATAAATACATTATTAGTACTCTAGGAATAACTATGAAACTTACAGAATTTAACAACAAATCATCTTTAAACGCCAAGAAGGCTCTTAAAGAACACTTCAACACAACTTTTGAAGTTGACAAGCTAGGTCTTTTTGAGACCAAGAAAATGCTTGGCAAAGTCAAGGGCTTGATGAATGAAGCAAAGCAGGGTTCAGTTCAGGGTGAACAAAATCCAGCATACTTGAAGCTAGTATTCATGGAACAAGCATTGACAAATCACTACGGTGAATTGAAAGCACTTCCAATGTACAACCAACGTATCGTTGTAGAAAACGAGCAAGTTGAGAAGTCACAAGTTGTTCTAGCAGCCCAAGAAATGGTTGATGCTATGCAAAAGATGGTTGAGCAAGTATCTGACATGTTAGTTAAAGAATTGCCAGCAGTAGTTGACGGTGTTAACTCAGAGTTCGGTACAAACGAAGGCGAACAATTCAGCAGCCAAGTAGCAGAAGCATTGACTTCTTTACAAGCAGCTATCACACAATCTAAGACAGGTCTACAAGGCGCATTAGGTGTTATCACTGGCGTAGGCGGTGGTGCAGACACTGGCTTCGGAGACACAATGGCTGGTGGCGATATGGGTGCTGACATGGGCGGCGACATGGCTGGTGGCGATATGGGTGACGATATGGGTGCTGACATGGGCGGCGAAGAAGATATCGGTGCTGATATCCCAGCAGAAGAACCAGAAGAAGTTCCAGCAGTAGGCCGCGCAAAGCGTTAATATGAGACTGTTCGAATTCAGTGATGCTGATCCGTTACGTGTGAAGTTGGTTGCGGTTGCTAGCCAACTTCAATCTACTAGCGAGCCGATGTCCACTGATGAATTCTTAACTGTTTTAAACAAGAACGGTATCAGCTTAGACAAAACAGATTTGTTTGATATCGTTCAAAAAGAACCCTTAAAGAACGTTGTAGCTAACATCAATGATGATGAAGTTATCTTTAAAGGACAAGAAGGTGATGTAACTCAAGGGGCAGAACAACAACCCGACGAGAACGAACGAATACGACAGCAACTGGCAAGCAAACAAGCTGGTAAAATGTAACCAAAACGATTGTACTACAGAGAAATTTGTAGTACAATTTCCATATGTACATACCAGATAAATTTATATACGAAGCGATTAAGCGTGTAGACACGCCCGAAGGTAGACGTTATGCTACACCGGACGGACAGAAGCTACCCTCAGTAACAACAATACTTTCAGCGACACAGCCCGAAGAAAAGAAACAAGCACTACAACAATGGCGCAATCGGGTAGGACACGCTAAAGCACAAGAAATCACAACAGAAGCCGCAGGACGCGGTACAAGAATGCACAAGTTTTTGGAAGATTGGATCAAGACAGGAGAATTAAGTGCGTCAGGCTCTAACCCATACAGTATCCAAAGTCACAAGATGGCTGACTCAATTATCCGTCAAGGCTTGGCTCAATGTAGCGAGTTCTGGGGTACAGAAGTTCCGTTATACTTCCCTAGTGTCTATGCTGGAACTACTGATTTGGTCGGCGTCCATGATGGTAGTGAATCTATCATGGATCATAAGCAGACTAATAAACCCAAGAAACGAGAGTGGATTGATGACTACTTTATCCAACTTGCGGCTTATGCAACAGCGCATAATGAACTTCACGGAACGAAAATCCGTAAAGGAGTTATTTTTATGTGTGACCCGAACGCTGTGTACCAAGAGTTCATCATAGAGGGTACTGAATTCGACCACTATCAAAACGAGTGGTACAAGAAGCTAGAACAGTACTACTTACAGTTCGTATAAAACGATAAATAGTATAATCAACGGATTATACTATGGCAATCGTACAAATATCAAAGATTCAGCACAGAACTGGTGCAAACATCGACCTACCCCAACTAGACGAAGGGGAATTAGGTTTCTCTACTGACGAACAAAAATTGTTCATTGGTAATGATCCTATCCTTTATCCTGTGCCCGAAGGGGAAACAACTACTCAGTTAGAAATTCTAACTGAAGTTTCTAATCTAGACCACGCTAAGATTACAGGGTCAGCCAACACAGAACTACAAATTACTAGCCCTAAGATAGGTCAAGTGTTAGTTTTAGATGGAAGCAGTTCAACTTTAGTCGGCAATAAGTGGGTTAACTGGTCAGGTAACCTGCTTGGTAACGGCGCATTACATAGCAATAACAAATTACATTTAGGTGCCCCTGCTAATATTCAAATTACAGGAGGCATGAACGGTGGTGTGTTGTCTACTGACGGAGCCGGTAATCTATATTGGACTACTGTAGCAGGTGGTAGCGGAGACGGTTTACCTGCTCAAAACAACAACGGTGGTAACTACTTAATCACTAACGGCACAGTCGCAACATGGGGTAATGTATTCACTGACATTCACTTTGCCCCTGCTGTTCGTTCTAACATCAGTATAACAGACAGCGGCGGCGATGGTGGATTGTCGTATAACAGCACATCCGGTGTAATCACATACACTGGTCCTAGCGCAAGCGAAGCAAGAGCACACTTTAGTGCAGGCACCGGTGTAACATATGATACTGCTAATGGTGAATTCAGTATCGCACAAGATGTATCGGCTACAGCATCACCTACATTTGATAACTTAACATTGAGCAATGTAACTGTTAGTGGATTGTACCAAGTAGATGATCCTCAAGCAGAAGTTCCTACAGTACGAAACGGTATTGTTTACAACAACAACTCAAACACTTTAGCTACTAATAACGAGTTCTACTACCAAAGTTCAGTGTTGCACGTAGGCAAAGTTGAAACATTAGAAACAATTACAACCGGTACTACATTCAAGATAGCAAACATTGACAACTCAACCAAAGCGCCTAATGATCCAGGCTTCAAGGGGGAAATCTGCTGGGATGCAAACTATATCTATGTTTGTACTGAGGGTGACGGATTTACAGCAACATGGGAAAAAGTTGAATTGGGTTCTACTGTGTCAAGTGGCGGCAGCGGCTTCAGTGGTAGTTATAACGACTTGACTGACACACCGACACTATTCAGTGGTAGTTATAACGATTTGACTGACACACCGGTATTGTTTGATGGTGCTTATTCTAGTTTAACGGGTACACCGACGCTATTCAGTGGTAGTTATAACGACTTGACTGACACACCAACATTATTCAGTGGTAGTTATCTAGACTTAAGTAATACACCAACTATTCCATCTAAGACTAGCGATTTGTCTAATGATAGTGGATTTGTCACTGGTGCAGCCGGATCAAACACCCAAATTCAGTATAACATCGACGGTGCATTTAGCTCATCATCTAAGTTGACATTTGATCCAGATTACGGTGGCGGCGCATTAACTGCACCATATATCCATGCAAATGGTTTTGGTGGACTTGAAGTTACAAATAGTGCTAATATTTACGGTAACATGAATGTCAATGGAAATATTCAGGTAGGTGAGGCAGCAAACGTTCCTAATTTGAATTTAAAGTGGAATGGTGGCGCAAATACATTCAGAATATTTGCAAACATCGACGGGGTATTCTTAGAAGATACTAGTGACCATACCTTCTTCCGGTTCACATTAACCGCAGTGGTTTGATAAATACTATGTTCGCTCTTAATTGAGAGTTTATGCAGTAAGCCACTGCGTAGGCCTAGAACGCCAATCATTTAAAGGAAAACAAAATGGCAAGAAGTTTAAACAAAAAATATTTCGGTAACCGTAACCTCGGTACGTCAGGTACATCTGATAACGCTATCGGCGGTGAAGGTGTAGCAGCAGTTACAATTACGGCTGAAGGTTCATATACATCAGCATTACCAACAGCAACATTCTCAACACCAGACTTACCGGGCGGTGTTCGTGCTACTGGTGTAGTTCATGGTCATGCATTGTCAGCCGTTGCAACAGCAGCTGGTTCTGGCTATAACTTGGGTGATGTATTAACGCCAGCAAGTACTGGTACATATACAGTAGGTTCTACTTTCACCGTTACTGGTTTAACAGTAACAGGTATCACACTTAACAACGGTGGTACAGCTAATGACCCTAATGACGAATTCACATTTGCTATCGCTGGTTTCGCAACTCCATTGAGAGTTCGTGTCACAGCAGCATCAGGTGGCACTGCTACAGCAGTCACTATCGTTAACGGTGGTGTATGGACAGCAGGCGCATTGCCAACTAACACTATCGGTATGACTCGTACTCAAGTAGTTGCAGGTCAAGACATGAATGGTCAAGGTCTACAAGTTAACATCACCGGATGGGGTGTTGCTACAGTTGCAGTTGCTAACCAAGGTAACTACACTGCTATTACAGGCGGTGCAAAAGCTACTACTGTTTCTCCAGCAGGCGGCACAGGTTCTACATTGACTGTTACTTACGGTGTTAGTGGTGTTGAGCCAAGCGAAAAAGGTTCTGGTTATACATCAGCAGCAGACGCAGCAGTTACATTCAGCGCAGGCGCAGCAGCAGGTACAGCAGTATTGACTACTGATTCAGGTGTATTATCTCCAAGCAATAATGACCAAGGTCAAAACGCTAGCAATAACCAAGAAAACGCAATCGTTCCTTATGCTAAGACAACTTCAGGTGGTACAAGCAAGCCAGCAGACATTATTCGTCAAGTTGGTGCACGCCGCTTCAAAGTTAAAACAGCAGACGGTACAGCTATTTGCGAACTAAAAGGTTCAGCAGTTTCAGCAGAAGGTGAAATGACTATCACTGCTACTGACAGTGCAGGTGGTACATACTTTGTAACAAAGATTGGTGGTCGTAAGGCTACTGTAACTCGTGGTACAGGCACACAGTTCGCTACTGATTCAGCAGTTCAATGGACATTCGATGCTCCAACATTGAATACAACTGTTAAAATCAACAACGCTTAATATTTTTAAGCCCAACAAAAAAGCCGCTATGCGGCTTTTTTTATTAGTTGTTGTAGCTTGTCAATTACTACATCAAAGTTTACTGTGTTAAACAATCCCGGATGCATCGGCTTGGGGTAACTTTTAAATTCAACCCATGCGTAACCACAATGTTCATGGTTTAACGTTGGCATGAATTCTTCATTCAACATACAGAAGAATGTGTGATATGTAAATGAGTTATTTACAAACTTCTGAATGGGTACTATTTTTGCTTCAGGTGGAAAGAAACCTACTTCTTCTAAACACTCACGTTCGATGCCTTCGAACAATGTTTCTCCGTCCTCGACTTTGCCACCGGGTATACCCCAGTTGCTACTGTTCTTGTCATTTCTTAGTAAGTAAAGGAATCTTTGTGTGTTACTTGCGTAGAAAAAGATTCCTGCCGATACATTCTCTTTCATATACTATGATTTATCATAGTTAGATGACGATAGAATAATCTCCTGCTTCATAGAAGCCTTCGTATGACTTTACCCATACTCTATCAGCGTAACGATATTGAATACCGCTAGTTAAGTTTCTTACGTATTCAACTGAAGAAACCTCAGCACTATTGAATGCAACAGTCCAAGCACCGCCGTTGAATTCAATGATATCGTTTGCACTAGCATTTAGATGACCCCATGCACCAGTCACATCAGATATGATATCTTCAACTAAGAGATAACGTTGTCCGTTTGATGATTCAGGTAGTCCTTGACCAGGACCTTTTGTGTGAGGATTGATAACACTGTCTACTGGATCTAGTGTATTCTGAGGTAGTGTGTCTGGATCAATAGTATATACTAACAAGCGGTCATCGGTTGGATTGAAGTTGATAGTACCTACAATATCCGTATCCATGTAAGGATTTTGTAACCAAATCTGACTGACGCCCGGTTTGACGGTGCCGTATACGTTCAGTACACTAGACCAAAATACAGAAGTATCAGGGTTAGTCGGATCTTCGGGTGTATTATTACTCGGAGATAGAACTTCTGTAGCCGGTAAGATTTGTAGACTGTTGCCAATCAACAACAACTTATACCCGTATGGCGTAATCTTTTGTCTAGTACCTAACAACAAGTCATCATCTTGCATATCTGTGATAGCATTGCCTTGGAAGATACTTGCGATAATCTTGTGAATGACACCGAGTTTTCTAACCTTAGCTGAACTACTGATCCAGATAGGCATGTAGAACTTCCAACTCATAATGTCAACTGCATTGCCTGTACCGGTAGGGATACTGCGTGAACTAAATGTGATACCATCTTGATATACGACTGATAGTGATGTCCAATCAATGAAGTTGTCAGTGGATTGAATCTCCATAGCAGGGTTAAACAATACACCAATCTGTTCAATCAACTCTAGTTTTTGCTGATAGTTAGTAGTCCAGAAATCAACCGTGATACTTAGTTTGTATGGAACAGGCATGATACGTTCAATCGTAAATGCTTGTCCTTGTGTTTGTTCATATGTTTGTGAATCAGAATTGTAAGTGCGTTGACGAACATTCAACTTGTCAACGAAGTACGGGTCTTGAGTTCTAGTCTGTTCGTAATCTAAACCTGTAATGTAATAAGTGATTAAAGGTGCGCTAGGTAAACTGCTAGGACTGTTATTAGCAATGACAGTCTGCGCCATGCGACTTGAATCACCGTACTGGACAGGAACTCTAACAAGAATATCATTACCTGCAGGATCTTTGCCTTTAGTAACTTGCCAATCACTAAAGATACGTGCGAATTGAATTAAGAACCTACGTATCTGGTTATCGTAAAAGTGTTGTGCCATTGTTTAGTCTGCTTGTATTTTGAAAATTTGTGACAATGCTTGTTTCTCTGGCATTGTTGTACCATCTGTGCGTACAGTAACGTTGCTGTTGTTGATGAAACTTGCTCTTAGTGACTTGTCATCCTCACCTAACGCTGTACCTGTACGTACATTCTCGCTAATCTTGACCCACAATGTACCACTCCAGCGGAATAGTTGTTGCGGTAAGTAATCTGTTCTTAAGAAGTAATCACCTGATTTTGGATTACTTGGGAATGTTATTCCTGAACCCATCGGCAATCCGTTAGGTGCAGCAGCATCTCCTACCAAATAACCACGTGTATAACCGAAGCCACGTGGAGTGAATCTAGCAACGAAGTGATATCTTGGATCAGTATCAGCACGATAGTCCATGATATCTTTGATGATAGTACCGTCAAATCCCGGTTGTGTTGGATCTTGATCGGCTTCTGAATACTCGTTATCAGTAGTACCGTATGGTCCAGTTACTTCACCCAATGGCTCTAACGTTAATGCAAGAGTTGGTGCAACTTGTCCTGAACCTGAATCTGTGGTAGTAGGTGCAATAGAACCCAACTTCAAACTGACCTTTACTAAGCTATTCAACTGAGTAAAGTCAGAGTCGGCAGTCATATCCCAAATAGACTTCATTTGTTCTGGTGATATACGAACTGCAGGAGCTTTGTTTTTATATCCAGGTGACTCCATCATCGTAACTAAGCCAGATGGTAGTGTAGGAGAACCCTTTAAGTAAACAACGTTAACTGAGTTAACTGGTTTGTTGTTGTCATCTAATGGAGCAACGTATAATTGAGTACGGTCATATCCTGATGCTGGTAGTAAACGTGCAGCCTCAGCAATCGCAGCATCATTGATTTCAATGTTCTTGTTGTAACGACCTAGAATGTCTGCTAAGTTGTCAGCAGTATCTAACTCCCAGTATGTGTCGTCAGGAGGAGGTGTGTCGATCGGCGTATCAATCTTAGCAATGTAAGTTTTATCACCGAACGTAATAGCGTACCCTTGAGGATACATTGTTGTGTTATTCCAGTCACCCAAATAGTTGTCTTTGTTAGTTGGTTGTGAAAGGATACTACTGAATTCTTGACTATCAACTAGCGGCTCGCATTTGATACGCCACAAGTGAGGATACCATGTTTGACTAAAGCCTTCACTAGCAAAGTTACCATCTGTAACTTGATAATATCTACGCAATGCGACAGGAATAGTTTCGTTCAATGGATGAAAGTCTGTCAAGTGCGGCAATTCTAGAACGTCACCGACCATCAACTTACGTCCTATAGTTTCAATCATTTCGTTATAATGGATCGTGATGAAAATAATGTCGTTGTTTAAGAACAAACCAAACTGACTCAAATCGAAGTCTAGGTTTTGAACGTTATAGTGACCTCTGATTCTATAGATATCAGGTGCATACTTGCGGTCACGATTTTCGAGGAACAATAGATCCTGAATGTTAGTAGGGTCTAGTTGGTCATAAGCAGGTTGCGTAAGATCGGGTCCACTTGTACCGGGAACACCTAGATACTTGTGAACGTACAAATCTGTACCACCCACAGTGAATTGCTCTTTGATTAAGCGGTCAAAGAACTTGTAATCATTGGATTTTTTGTCGCGGTAAAGTGATAATCTTGGCATAGTCTATTATTTATCGTACCCGTAAGTGAAAAGTACTACTTTTTAGGTGTTGACAAATAATGGAAACTCATATATAATTACTGTATTGTTAATAGGAGAACGTATGGCAACTCGCAAGCCCAAACAGACAGCAGACCATTTCATTAAAGCATTGAATCCACGTGAAGCAGACACGAAGTATTTGGGTGACGAACCCTTCTTCCCATTGCAACCCGATTCTGACTTGCGAACTACTGCATTGACCCGAGGATTCACTTGGTACAATCGTTTCTATGGCAAAAAAGATGCTAAAGACCTGTTGTGTCAGTATCTAGAACTTAACAATCGCACAGACGAAGCTAAAAAACTCCGCAAAGTTGATGAAAAAGAGTTTTTGATGACATTGTGCTGGCTTGCACGTATGACATTGCGTGGTCTTGAGTTGAATGAACACGAGGAAATGACACTTGAGAACGAAATTTCACGTTTGTTGCTGTGTGTCAATAAGCCTGAAGTTATTGAGAAGGAAGAAGACAAGCCGGTGAGCAATCGGCCTAACATTCAGGAGCTTATGAAAGAAAAAGCACGTGATGCGGCTGGCGAACTTGAGGGTTCATTTGACGAATTCTACGCAGGTGAAAAAGTTACACAAAAGACAGTTGACATTGTTGCTAAGTTCAACGTCATGTCCCAACATATCCCATTGATTGTCGATATTTGGAAAAAGAAGCAAGCTGAGTTTGAAGAATTGTCCGAAACTGATGACAAAGAGTTGAAGGAAGCCTATGGTAACATGGGTAAAATTCAAATTCGCAACATTCTTAAGTTCATCGAAGGCGTGCTCGGTGACTTGAATTCATATATCTCAATTAAGAAAGCTAGCAAAGCTCCTCGTAAGCGTAAAGCTGTTCCAGTCGAGAAGATTGTGGCTAAACTCAAATACTTGAAAGAATTCAAAGATGCCGCAAACAAATTGGACTTGGTCTCAGTCCACCCAACTAAGCTACACGGAGCTAGTGAAGCATGGGTATACGACACTGCCAAGCGGAAGCTCCATCATTATATTGCTGACGAATATTCAAAGAGTTTCACAGTCAAAGGCAACACTATTCTTGGTTTCGATACTAATGCTTCCGAAATCAAAACTTTGCGAAAGCCAGGTGAACAAATTAAAGAAGTCATGGGTTCTAAGCCCGCGGCACGAAAGTACTTCAAAGAGATTAAAGCAGTTGCGGCAATTCCTAATGGTCGATTCAACGAGAACATGATTATTCTAAAGGCATTCTAATATGAAGATGTACATTTGTATCAAAGAAGATATTCCAGTTGGTATCGCAATGAATAGTGCCGCACACGCAGGGTTGATGTGTCACTTGCGGTTCGGTGAGGATGAAGGCGATGAAAACTATGCGACTTGGCTTGCTAAAAGTTTTAAGAAAGTAACCTGTGCGGTTACTCCAGCAGAGTTTGCTATGCTTAAAGAAGTATCAAATTCATTCGTTGTAACCGAAAGCAGAATGAATGGGCAAGAAGTTGCTGTTGTACTTTGTCCGCGCCCTGAGACTGAGTATCCTGAATTTGTTTCACTCTTAAAACTTTGGAAATAACATGTGGCGAATTAAAATGTTTTTCAAGTTCACTCTTTGGCTTTTGAAGAAAGTTTTCAAAGTGCCCTTGATGTTGGTTGCTTACACTCACCTCTATCTTGACTACTGGAAGGATCAATGTAGACATGACTGGGGAATGGCAGCGTTGTTAATGGTATTGACAACCGCAAGTTGTACAGTTTCCGGTCTATTGGGAGTTCTCATATTCGTACCTGAAGCCGACGTAACTAGGCACATGTTGGGTGAAGCAGTGATCCGCGGTTTCTTATTCGCAGTGGGAACATTTGTCGTTGTGATGTTGCTTGCCGCATACGAAGCCTTCCTTGAAGAATACGAACAATCATTTACTAAGTTGAAGGAATAATATGAAAATTCTAGGAGTACGTTGGTTTGCAGGACGTAACTGCGTAGGTATCGTTCAATATATTGAAGACGAGGAGGTGTCCGTTTATCGTCAAACAGGTGATGCTGATTACAAGTATTACATCGGTGTAGGTAACGGTCGTGACGAGAAAGAAGACATGCAAACCATCGCCGATTGGGGCAGTACCTTTGATAAGGCTGCAGGTGATGTATTGTTCAACGTCATTCCGGGAACACCTGTATAAATGATTAACATTCAATTACTTGAAGCTGACGACATTGTAGAACCAGAAGATTGGTGTCGTCCCCTCTCCATTACATCAATGAGCGGTGGATACTCAGACTACTACAGTTTTCAAAGTCAGTACACTGGTGCCCCAGAGAACAATGTCAAATGGGTAAAAGTAAAGTACATTTTAGGTAAACCGTGGCATGGTTCTACTGTGAAAGCTATTGACAGCGGACTCGGAAAGTATGTAAAATATGAGTTCATTCGAGGTGATATCCCTAGTCGTAGCAAACTTAGTTTGAGAGGATACAATGTCACTGACCACACAAAAGTATATAAGGAAGAAGATGAATAACATAGATTTAAACAAATACAAAAATTTCGTAGAGGCTGTAACAAGCCGCCCAAGCAATGACCTAACTGACTTTATCAATCGGGTAGACAACTTAGATGCTAACGAGTTGAATATCAATGTCCCGTTGTTGATGACAGCATGTATGGGACTTGCCGCAGAAGCAGGTGAGTTCATCGAAGTGCCCAAGAAAATCATTTTTCAGGGTAAGCCACTTGACGCTGATAACATCTTCCACATGAAGCGTGAATTGGGTGATGTTATGTGGTACTGGATTAATGCTTGCAGAGCGTTGAATCTTGACCCTAACGAAGTCATTGACGAAAACGTGCGTAAGTTAGAATCACGCTACCCCGGTGGTTCATTTGATGCACATTACAGTGAGAATCGTCAAGCCGGCGACCTCTGATAAAGTCTAAAGCCCGAACTCCAGATAAATACACTATCTGGAGTTTTTTATGGCTATTTTGCAATCAGCGACACTTAATGAATTAAAAGAAGAATTGTTTAGAAATCTTCGCCTACGTTTGGGTGAGGGTATGGTCGATCTTGAATTAGATCCTGAACATTTTGAAGCAGCCTACAAATATGCTGTGCAAATCTATCGCCAACGAGCGCAGAATGCTACTGAGGAAACATATACTCTGATGACACTACATGCACATCAGGATGTTTATACTCTACCGAAAGAATTCATCAACGTAAGACAAGTATTCCGTAGAACTGTTGGTATGGAAACGGGCCCTGCAGCTAGTTCTTTCGATCCTTTCTCAAGTGCTATTTTGAACACGTACTTATTAAACTATAACTTAGCAGGTGGCCTAGCAACTTACGACATGTATGCTGGATACGTTGAATTGTCAGCACGTATGTTTGGTGGCTACATCGTCTACACATTCAATAATGTGACTAAAGAAATTCGTTTAGTTCGTAATATCAAGGGTGATGGTGAACAGATTCTTATCTGGGCTGACATTCAAAAGCCGGAATCTACATTACTACAAGACCCCGGTTCAAGTGTATGGATCGGTGACTGGACATTGAGCCAGTTAAAGTACACACTAGGAGAAGCACGTGAGAAGTTCGCTCAAATCGCAGGTCCAGGTGGCGGTACATCGTTGAACGGTGCTTCATTAAAGAACGAAGCAAAAGAAATGCAACTAGCGTTGTTAGAAGACTTGAAACGTTACGTTGACTACTCACAACCACTAACTTGGATTCAAGGATAATTGGCTGACTTCTTCTGTCCCTTGCCCTTTAAGGGTTTATTCGTACATACTGACAAAGTTGCAGTATGTTGTGCTTCCGTAAAACCAATAAAAAACATTACCCCTAATGATTTTCTAAACAGCGATTATCTAAAGAATCTTAGAGAGAAGTTCCTAGCAGGCGAGATAGATGAATCTTGTAGTTTCTGTGTGCAAGCAGAAGCTAAAGGGTTACAGAGTATTCGTCAGCATACATTGAAATCATTGGGATATGATACGACACCCAAAGTAGAGTACATGGAACTAAGAGCTAGTAATCTATGCAACTTTTCATGTAAAATGTGCAACGGGTCTAACAGTTCTTCTATCTCAGGTGTTGTAGAAAACATGACAGATGAAAGCTGGCAGCAAGTTCTATCAAACACAAAAGACTTGAAAAGTGTAAGTCTGACGGGCGGTGAGCCGTTTTTGATTAAACAGTATCACGAACTATTAGACCACTTAATCGCTACAGGGAAAGAAGATATCAATATGAGAATATACACAAACTGTAGCGTGTACAACAAGAAGTTCCTAGATAAACTTGAGCATTTCAAATCCTGCGAACTTCATATGAGTATTGACGGGGTAGGGAAGACAGCAGAACTTCAACGTGCAGGTTCTGACTGGACTGTGGTAGATGAAAATGTAAGACGATTCATGGACTTAAAGATTGGACTAGCATTTCATACAACGTTTACTAAGATGAACTTGTTAAGCGTAGATAAGTTAGCTGCGTACTTTGTGGAAATGCAACAGAAACGCCCTGACTTGAAATTCATTGCACACACTATATTCACCCCTAGTGATTTGACGGTAGAACAGACTCCGGAATCCTATAGACAATTTGTGATAGCAAGTATAGATAGGGCAATTGATATCTTGCAGGATGATGCATTCTCACAACTCAGAAATGAGTTAACCAATAACAAGCGCAAACTAACCGTTTGACTTTTATTCGGTGTAGACTAGAGTATAATAAGTAGCTATATGATTCTAGGCGTAACAGGACTGATAGGCTCCGGAAAAGACACTATCGCAGATTATTTGGTTACTGAGCATGGCTTCAAGCGAGTTTCATTCGCAGCCAGCTTAAAAGACGCTGTAGCAGCCGTTTTTGGCTGGGACAGAGACTTATTAGAGGGTACTACTAAACAGAGTCGTCAATGGCGTGAAGAAGTTGACACTTGGTGGGCTACTCGCTTAAACATCCCCCATTTGACTCCTAGATGGGTCTTACAGCATTGGGGAACGGATGTTCTTAGAAATCATTTCCATACTGATATATGGGTTGCATCAGTTGAAAACAAACTTAGACAGACTAAGGACAACGTTGTTATTACTGACTGTCGTTTCTCAAACGAAGTAAATGCTATCAAAAACGCAGGTGGTACAACTTGTAGAGTCTTTAGGGGAGAGAACCCTGAATGGTATCAGGCTGCGATTGATTACAACAGAGGTCCAAATGGTAATGAGGGATGGTCTCTAGGTAAGCGCAAGCTAGACACCTGCAAAGTACACGCTAGCGAATATAGCTCAGTTGGATTAAAGTACGACCACTTTATTCAAAACGATGGGACTATCCTAGACTTACACGAGCAAATCAATCAACTTCTAAATCACCCCGACGCCAGTTAACTTCTTTCTTCTTAACGACCTCAACACAGTTAAGACATACAGTTCTCAAGTTAACTAGTTCAGTATTTTCTAGTTTACCATCTACATGAAACACTGTTAACTGACTAGCTAACAAAGCCTTAAAGCCACATAAATCACATGTGGCTTTTTTCTTGTACCCACTCTTTTGCCAAGTAGGCTTTCTTGGTTTAAGTTTGTTTTTCTTACGACCACACTCATCACATATGCTACGATAGTGGGTTACTCCGGCACGGATATAGTTCACTGCACAGTGATTCTTACCGCAAGTCTTACATATAGGTCTCATACTGTATTTAGCCTTCGAAGGCACGGTTATTGGTGCTTTTTTAATTTTTTCACTAAATAATAGTACACTAGGGAGTTAACCCTCACAATCATAACATAAAGGAAATAAAAATGGCACTAGTATCACCAGGCGTAGAAGTAAACATTATCGACCAAAGTCAATATTTACCAGCTGCCTCAAATTCAGTTCCGCTTATCGTTTTAGCCACAGCGCAAAGCAAGGCAAACGCAGCGGGAACAGCAGTTGCAGCGGCTACGACCAAAGCAACAGCTAACAAGCTATATCAGGTAACAAGTCAGCGTGACCTAGTTACATTGTACGGTAATCCGTTCTTCTATAAAACAACGAACGGCACTCCAATTCATGGATATGAATTGAACGAATACGGTCTATTGGCTGCTTATTCATTGTTAGGTACAACAAATCGTGCGTATATCTTACGTGCTGACGTTGACCTAGCTGCATTCGTCGGTTCTGTCTCTCGTCCTTCTGGTGCTCCTGCATCAGATTCATATTGGTTAGACACAACTAACTCTACATGGGGTATCAATGAATTTGATGCTGTAACAGGTACATTCAGTGGTATGGAACCAATCGTATTGACAGACCCTAACGATGTAGTAGACGGAGCTCCAAAAGCTACTCTAGGTAACATCGGTGACTATGCAGTTATTGCATATGCACAAGAAGGTGCTGGCTTAGACGTAAGCACATATTTCTTCAAGAACCGTTTCAACACATGGGTTGCATTAGGTTCAAGAGAGTGGAAAGAAGGTATCCCTGCAGTAACAGGTACAGTTTCTAACCCAACATTGACTTCAGGTAATACAATCATCATTACTCCATACAATGCAGTATCAGGTTCTATTACTCCTATCGCTCCTATCACAGTTACATTGACAGGATCTACAGTTGACAGTTTAGTTACAGCAATCAACGACTTGAATTTACAAAACGTTGTTGCTTCTAACATCTCAGGTAAGTTGTCATTAGCATTCACGAACCTACAAACAGAACAGCAAACTCTATTCCCATATGGTTTGGCTAACGGTTCAGGTTCTCCATTGACAACATTGGGTATTGCCCCAGGCATCTACTACTCACCATCTGTTGTATACGGTGTTTCTTCTAGAATGCCATTATGGACAGCAAGTCAAACAACACCGCACCCAACAGGTTCTGTATGGGTTAAGGTTAACGCTGTTAATAACGGTATGAGCCTAGCATTGTCTAAGTTCAATGGTACAACAAGTTCGTATGAAAATATTAACGTAGCTACATATAGAACAGACGCAGACGCTACTGTTGCTATCGATAGTACTGGCGGCAAAGCGGTACCAGCTGGTACTGTATACGCACAATTTGGTCTAGACGGTCTAAACCCAACAGCACCAGTTCAGTTGTTCAAGCGTTTAGCTACAGGTGCTACAGTTGTTACTGGTATCACTACACCAACTACAGTTCCACAGAACACAACATTGCGTGTGTTCGTAACTACTCCAGGCGTAGCTACTGGTTCTACAACATCATCATCAGGTATCCCTGGTACAGCACACATTATCGTAACGACAGGTACGACAATCGAATCATTCATTAATGATTGGACTGCTGCACAGATTCCTTACACAACAATTAAGTTAACAACTGCAGGTAATCTACAGATTACACATACTGCAGGCGGTGAAATTTTAATGTCAGACAGAGATCCATCAACTGGTGACTTCAACACATTAATGGAAGACTTAGGCTTTGTTGCTGGTACTACAATTGGTGTTAAGAAAAGTCGTCCTGCCCCATTCACTAACCCTACTGTAAACCCATCATCTACATCAGGTGCAGGTACAGGTGCTTCATTGAGCATCACTAGCTTGGGTTACGAGTACATCGTTAACAGCGTAGCAGGCGGTTCAGGTTATCAATTGGGTGACACTATCACTATCAACGGTAGCGAATTAGGTGGCTCAACTCCTGAAAACAACTTGGTTCTTAAAGTTGTTGCTATTTCAGGTGGTTCAGTAACTAGAGTTGTTGTTGAATCAGGTTACGGTGTTGCAGACTACGGTCTTGTATTGTCTAACTGGGTTCCAGTAACATACACTGCGAACGAAGGTGCTCCAGTTGCAATCCCAAGCAACGGTACATATTGGTATTACTCAACTCCAAGCCAAGTTGACATTATGATTAACAAAGGCAACGTATGGAGAGGTTATAGAAACATCGCATTTGATGCGAATGGTCACCCAGCATCATCAGGTACTGTTGGTCTAACTGACGCTGCAGGTCCAATCATCGCAGCAGCAGCTCCAACTACACAAACAGATGGTACAGCTTTAGAGTACGGTGATCTATGGGTCGATACAAGTGACTTAGAAAACTACCCAATGATTTATCGTTGGAAGTCAGTAAACAATCTACCACAGTGGGTCTTGATTGACAAGACAGACCAAACATCTAGCGAAGGTATTGTATTTGCAGATGCACGTTGGGCAGCAAGAGGTGATGTAGATCCAGTTGAAGATCCGATCCCAACAATCGCTAGCTTATTAGTAAGCGATCACTTAGACCTAGACGCACCAAGCGCAACATTGTATCCACAAGGTACAATCTTGTTCAATACACGCCGTTCAGGTTACAACGTTAAAGAGTTCAAGACTAACTATTTCAGTGGTAAGAACTATCCTAACGCAGGTGCATACAACTCAGGTGCCCCGGCATCAAACACTAACTTGCCTAAAGTAAGTTATGCATGGGTTTCTGCTAGCGGTCTAGCAGCAGATGGTTCAGCTTACATGGGTCGTAAGGCTCAACGTAACATGGTTGTTCAAGCATTGAAGGCAGCAGTTGCTACTAACCAGACAATCCGTGAAGAAGATAACTTCTTCAACTTGATTGCTACTCCTGGTTACCCAGAACTACAACCTGATATGGTTGCATTGAACAATGACCGTCACAACACAGCGTATATCGTTGGTGACACTCCATTGCGCTTGAAGGATCAAGCAACAGACTTGACCAACTGGGCTACTAACGCAGCCGGTGCAACAGCATCTGGTGAAGATGGTTGGGTTACACGTGACAGCTACTTGGGCGTATTCTACCCAAGCGGTATCACAACAGACTTGTCAGGTTCTCCTGCAGTAGTTCCAGCATCACACATGATGTTGCGTACATTGTTGCGTAATGATACTATCGCTTATCCTTGGTTAGCTCCAGCTGGTACACGCCGTGGTACAATCGACAATGCTACAAACATCGGTTACTTAGATTCAACAACTGGTGAATTCCACACAGTTAAGAATCGTATGAGCATCCGTGATGTATTGTACACAAATCAAATCAACCCATTAGCATTCTTCACAGGCGTAGGCTTGTTGAACTATGGTAACAAGAACTCATTTGATTCACAATCAGCATTGGATCGTATCAACGTAGCACGTTTAGTTGCATACATTCGTCAACAATTGATGATTGCAGCACGTCCATTCGTATTCGAACCAAACGATGCGTTGACTCGTCAACAAATCACAGCGGTAGTTCAATCATTGTTTATCGACTTGGTTGCTAAACGTGGTCTATACGACTATCTAGTTGTATGTGATAGTTCAAACAACACACCATCACGTATCGACAGAAACGAACTATGGATCGACATTGCGATTGAGCCAGTGAAAGCTGCGGAATTCATTTACATTCCAGTACGCTTATTGAACACAGGGGCTCTAGGAGCAGCGTAAATATAGTCCCCCGGAGACGGGGGATTATTTAAGATAAATAAGTATAACAGGAGAAACACAAATGGCAACAGCCTCACAATCACTCTTTAACATGACAGTTGGCGCAGACAACACACCTAGTTCTCAAGGTTTGTTGATGCCTAAGTTGCAATATCGTTTCAGAGCTTTATTCATTAACTTCGGTACAGGCGGTTCTACTCAAGAATTGACTAAGCAAGTTATGGACATTCAACGTCCTAACGTTCAGTTTGAAGAAGTTACATTGGACATCTATAACAGCAAAGTGTATCTAGCTGGTAAGCACTCATGGCAAGAAACTCAAATCAACTTGCGTGACGATGCTGCTGGTAACGTATCTAAGTTAGTTGGTCAACAATTACAAAAGCAATTTGACTTTGTTGAGCAAGCATCTGCTGCTACAGGTCAAGATTACAAGTTCCAAATCAACTATGAAATCTTAGACGGTGGTAACGGTACACTAACTCCAAACGTATTAGAGACATGGGAATTGTACGGTTGCTTCATCAAATCAGCAAACTACAACAACATGGATTACAAATCAAACGATCCAGCAACTATTCAGTTGTCAATTCGTTTCGATAACGCAATTCAAAGTCCTCTATCTTCTGGTATTGGTACTAATGTCGGTCGTGCATTCGGCGGTACAGCGGTTACTGGTCTAGGTTAATATTTAGGATATTATGTCTGGATTTTTCCAAGACTTACTGCAATCTGCCGTTTCTACTGTAAAGAAAGAATCTGGCAACGCAGTCAAAGCATTCTTCGGTAATGAATACTTGCGTGATTACACTCACGCAAGTAAAACCTTTAGGTCTAATTCATATGGCTATGCACCGAAGTTCAAATTCTTATTCCACGTTTATTTCGATATCAACAAAGACTTGATATCTGCTACTGGTAGATTACCTACAGACCAGAACTTTGGTCTTGCAGTGAAAACAGTTCAATTACCTAAGTTTAGTTTTGACTTAGCAACAATGAATCAATACAATCGTAAACGTGTAATTCAAACAAAAATCAAATACGATCCTATTACTATCACATTCCATGATGACCACAGTAATTTGATTCGTAAGTTATGGCACACATACTACACTTACTATTATAAAGATGCGGCTCAAACTGACATGAGTCCTGGTAGTACTAGTGGAAGAAACGTATATACTAACATAACTCAAAATGACCACGATTGGGGTTATATCGGTGAAGGTAACGACAAACCTACACCAACAGGAGCAGCACTAGGTGCTACAAAACCTGTATTCTTCAAGACTATTGATATCTATGGAATGAGTCAACATAACTTCTCATTGTATAGATTAGTCAATCCAGTCATTGAGAGTTTCCAACATGATACACACAGCTATTCTGAAGGTAGTGGCATCATGGAAAACACAATGACACTTCAGTACGAAACAGTTAAGTATTACGAAGGTGCATTGGATGGTAAGAGACCAGACGAAATCGTTAAGATGTTTGGTCAAGATGCTCATTATGACAGAACAGTTAGTCCTATTGCTAAACCAGGTAGCCAATCAAGTATTCTTGGTCAAGGTGGTTTGGTTGATGCCGCAGGTGGTATCTTAGATGACTTGACAAACATTCCACCGAACTTCTTGGGTGCTATTCAGAAAGCTGGCACAACAGCACAGACATTTAAGAATCCTAAGAATGTATTGAACATTGCTAAAGGTGAAGCACTTGGTATGGCAGCAGATGCCATCACCGGAACACCTAATAGAAATACGATGTTCAACTTCCCTAACGCTGCATCATCAGTTGTCAAATCAACTAATGCGGCAATCGGGCGTGTAGTTCCTCCTATCACTATTAACAAGTAATAAATATACTACGAGGTATATATGGCACAAATCGTAGACGGACCAAGAACACATTTAGACAACACAGTAAGAGTATTTGATAGCTTTTACAATTTTGAAATTAGCATCGATGCTAACACATATGAAATTGTGAGATCCTATTTCTATTCTGTATCAGATAATGCTGACATAGCAGATAACTTCACTGCTATGTTGTTTAGAATTTCAAGTATCACAGATGAAGAACCCTTAAACTTGTTAGGCTACTTGCAAGGTACTTCTAAGTTAGAAACTACCGCATTGATGGCTTACTACTTAAACAGTTTAAAGAGTAAGACGACATTATACGGAGTTAGCGCAACGCCTACTCCCAACGAAAACGTACAACGTAACGTGGTGGTATAATGGCTAAGTGGGCACAGGGTATTTATGAAGTAAGAAATCCAGAGAAGTACATAGGTAATCACAAACCTAAGTATCGTTCAGGATGGGAATTTACTTTCATGCAGTTCTGTGACAACAACAAAGCAGTGTTGAAATGGGCAAGCGAGGCAATCGCAATTCCCTATATGAATCCTATAACTGGCAAGAGAGCCAACTACATCCCTGACTTTTTCGTAGTCTACCAAAACAAACATGGCAAGCAAATTGCCGAAATGATTGAAATCAAACCCAAGAAACAAAGTCTTATTGAAAGTCGTGTAGCGTCAGCACGTGATAGGGCAGTTGTAGCAGTGAATCATGCTAAGTGGGCAAGTGCAAAAGCATATTGCATTCAAAGCGGATTCACATTTAGAGTCATCACCGAAGATGACCTTTTCTACAACGGCAGACGCAAGTAATAAATACTACTATTATAGGATAGTAGTATGACCAAGAAACTCAGTGAATTATTTGAACTGCCGGAAGATGAGCAGACTCCTGAGCCACATGAATTACAAGCAGAGCAAGCATTCGAAGTAACACAAGAAGCATACTCTACATTAGAAAAGATTGAAAATGCACTGCCTCAAGTCAGAGGATTAGAAGCAAGTGACAATGAGATGGATGAATTAGCAACTTTAGCCACAGAATCATACAAAGACTTGATGGATTTAGGCATGCAAGTTGACAGTAGATTTGCTAGTGAGATTTTCAACTCGGCAAGTAGTATGTTAGGTCATGCTATCACTGCTAAGACTGCAAAGATTAACAAGAAGCTAAAAATGCTTGATTTGCAGTTGAAAAAAGCAGGTTTAGATGCTAAGAAAGCTGGCAAAGAAGAAGAAATAGAAAATATTCCACTAGGGGAAGGGTCACTAGTAGACAGAAACGAACTACTAAGAACGATCCTAGCAAAAAAACCCACTAGTGATAAATAATATAATAGGAATAACACAATGAAAAGCCTTCGACATTACTTAACAGAAAGTGCTCGTACATATCACTACACGATTAAAATCTTGGGTGATGTTGACAAGAACTTTTTAGACTTATTCAAGCACAACTTGAGCAAATTCGATCCTGTAAAGATTGAAGAACCAAAGACAACACCTATTCAGAAGAACCCATACGGTTTTACTGATGCTGAACCTAATCAGAGTGTTACTATCATCAAAGCAGAATTCAGATATCCAGCGACTGAACCAATGATTCAGCAAGTTGCGATGCAACAAGGATTTAACATTAATAGAATTCGTGCGTTGACTACAGATTTCAATGACAGTTTGAATGCAGAAAATGACATGTATGCAAATGAAATGTCCGATGAAGATAAAGAACCATTGTTGAACACTGAAGAAATGGGAGACAATGGTAAGCAAGCAGGTGAAGATTATTCAAAACAATATCTAGACAAAGTTGTTCCTACAAAGCCTAGTATTGATTATGCGTTCGCAGGAAAGCCAGCCCCGAAGGATGTCAACAAGACCAAAGAAGGTATACAGACCAAGAGCCCGTTTAGCAAAATTAATATGCCTCCTAAGCCAACGACTGGAGCGAGCCGATAAAATGATTGACTTCACAGCAAAACAATTGAGTTGGATTGTTCTTACTGCATGTGGCATTGGTGGCGGTGGCTACTTAACTATTGACGGTAAGATTAAAGAAGTTGATAACAAGCTAACAGTTAACAGTGTTAGACAAGAATCAATTAATGATAAACTAGCCGAGTTGACTAAACAGCTAGGTAGAATCGAAGATAAATTAGATAGAAGAAGATAAGGAAACGAATATGGATTTCAGAAGCCTATTACAATCAATTACTGACCTTTCTGAGTCAGAAGGTAGTCGAGTACATAAAGGTACATACGGTACAAGTTACGGCAAAGAAGATGTTCGTGACCAATATGGCCATAAAGTTGGTAAAGTAGATAAGGGTGCAGAAGCATCTAAAGAAGCACCAAAGAAAGGTCGCGGTCGTCCAAAGAAGGATGGTGGTGAAGGTGCTAAGTTTGATTCATCAGCATTAAGCGCAGCATTTGGTAGCAAGAAGCCAAGCGGTAAAGTTGGTACAGTTTCAGCAAAGCATTCATTAAAAGAATACATTGAATCACAGGAACAACTGAAAAGATTTGAAACTGTTATGGAAGGCATCTTCGGTGGTAGTGTTGACCATTCATCAATCGCAGCTAACTTATCTAAACTAGCAAGAGTTATCAAGTCAGTACAAACTCCAGAACAATTTGCAGTTGCACAAAAGTACGCTCAACGTATGTCTGGTACTATTCAAAAACATCAGCACGACGGAATGGGTTTTGGTCCAGGCTTGAGAGCTAACATTGGTGTATCTAGAGATATCCAGAAAGACCTAGCAGCTAAGGCTCGTGAGTTAGGTATTGAATACAAAGCGTTGGAAGAAGAAGAATTAACAATCAAGCCTTTGCCAGGTGCAAGTCAAATTGTTGACCCTACAGGTAAAACAATCGGTACAGCAGATGCACAAACAGCAAACGTATTGAAGCAAGCTGCCGCAAAAGGCACATTAAACTTAGGTGGACAAAATATGGCAGAAGGTAAAAAAGCAAAGCCAGATTTCTTAGACGTTGATGACGATAAAAATGAAAAGGAATCATTTAAAAAGGCTGTATCTGATAAAGAAAAAGACAAGAAAGAAGTTAAAGAAAGTATCAGCTTTAACGAAATGTCACAAGAAACTCAAAATGATGCACAAGAAATGTTGGCTGAATTGCAATCAGACATTGATGAATTCATCAACACCGGTCATTGCAGTGATAAGTTAGAAGCATTCTTAAAAGTGCATGGTCATAGCAAGAAGAAAATTGCAGATGAAGCAACTACAATCCCTACATCTTCATTTACAAAACCAGGTAGCCCGATGGCAGAACCTAGAACTTCAGCTCCTTTAAGTCCTGCAGTTCCAGCAACAGGTGGTGCAGCTCCAATGGACGGTGGTTCTTTCCTTAAGAATCTAACAATGCCTACAAAAACATTTGAAAGTACAGATATGAAAGATATTCAATTAGAAGGCTGGGAAAAGCAGCTAAACGGTTTATTAACAGAAGGTATCACTGTATCTTCAAGTCAAGGTCAACAAGGTGCTCCTGATTCAGTATCAGTGACAGCTAATGATGCAGATGCACAACAGTTATTAGCTGTATTGCGTCAAGCAGGTTTAGGTGTATTCGGTGGCGGTGAGCAACCAACTAGTAACTATGGTGCTCCGATGCCCGCACATGGTGAAGAGCCAGAAGGTAACGGTACAGAGCCAGAAGCTAGCCCAGAAGTAGCTGATGCAGATGACGATATCATGTCTCTAATCAAGAAAATGACTGGTATTGAGCAAGGTGGTGAACAGCCTCAAACTCTAGAGCCAGCGCAAGGCGGTGAAGAAGGCAGCGAAGATTACAAAGATGAAGAAGGTTCAGAAGAACAATCTCAAGGTTCAGAAGAACAATCAGGTGAAGAAGAAGTTACTGACGAAGGTAACGACGGTAATCTAGCTAATAACGCTGAACCATACGATGAAATCACTCAAGGTGACGTAGTTGCAGGTCGTTTAGGTAAAGATGAAGAAGGCGGCGAAGCAGAGCACGAGCATGAAGAAACTTGTTCTGATTGCGGTCAAGCATCATGCGAATGCGATGACGAAGAATCTAAAGTAGAAGAAGGTTATGCTAATGAGCCAGACGAAGAAATGGCTAAATTGAAAGCATTGCTATCAATGGGCAACGACATGCACCGCATGAAAGGCTCACAAGCAGTTGGTAATCCTGTAAGAGTTGCAGAATCTAACATGATTAACGACTGGAAAAAGTTAAGCGGAATAAAATAATAAAAATCCGCATTTTTAAATAGCACTCTTCGGGGTGCTATTTTTTTGGGCATGTGTTTATTTAAAAACGATAAATACATAATAAGGTGTAATAGAACATGGCACAACAAATTATCGACTTCGGCGCATTCCCTAACGATCCTGCAGCCGATCCTATACGAGCAGCCTTTGCAAAGGTACAGAACAACTTCACGGACTTGTATTCAGCTACATTGAATACAGGTGTACAATCGCTTCAAACTGGACCTGGGTTAACTCAGAATAGAACGACTGGTAACGTAGTAATATCAGCAAACATATCAAATATCACAATTCAGACTGGACCTGGATTGTTTGTCGGCGCGGGCGTTGCAGGCACAAATAGCTCTGCTACTATCAGTAGTTATAACACCCCATTCGTTATTACCCTATCACCTAACGTTACTACTTCAAACATCACTGCGAGTAACATTAGTGGTACTATTAGAACTGGTGCACAACCTTATATCACATCGGTAGGTACTTTAACTAGCTTATCCGTAACAGGTGGTATTACTGCAAGTTCATTCTCCGGTAACGTAGTTGGTGGGCAAATTTCAGGTACAATTACTGCACCTGGTTCTAACACACAAATCTTATTCAATAACAGAGGTAACGTAGGTGCTACTTCTAACTTAGTATACACTGGTACCACATTGACATTGACTGGTGCATTGTCAGTTGTAGGTAACATCACAGCACGTAACGTAGACGGTGGTAACTTAGTTTCTGCTAACTACTTCCAAGGTACATTCTTGGGCCCTGCTGCTAACGCAAGTACAGTTAGTGCTAGTTCACAACCTAACATTACATCAGTTGGTGTATTGACTGGTCTACAAGTTGCAGGTACATTGAATGCTCCTAGCGTTCAGGGTAACTTGTTAGGTAACGTTACTGGTAACGTTATCGGTAACCTAGTAGGTACTGCTGCAAACTCAGTAACAGTTACAGCAAGTAATCAACCAAACATCACTGCACTGGGTAACCTAGTATTACTAAACGTTGACGGCAATGCGAACATCGGTAACATTAGCGCAACGTATGTAACAGCATCATTGACTGCTGATGCAAGTAATCAGCCTAACATTCGTAAAGTTGGTTTACTAGACGGTCTACAAGTTTCAGGTACAATGGAAGGTGGCAACATCACCTTGACTGGTAACTTAGTAGCTCCTAACATGAGCGTTACGACATTCAGTGCAACGTCAATGTCTGGTAACTTGGTAGGTAATGTACAAGGTAATATTTCTGGCAACGTATCAGGTAACGTATCAGGTAACATCAGTGGTAATATCTCTGGTAACATCAGCATCCCAGGTCAAAACACATACGTTGTATTCAATGATGGTGGGTTAGCTAACACACATAGCGGCATGTCATATAATAGAACAACAGCGTTGTTGTCTATTACAGGTAACGTTCAAGGCGGTAACGTAACTGCTGCTGGTATTATGTTTGCTACAGTTGCAGCCAACGTAGGTCGTGTAGAATCTGCTAGCAGAACTATCACACTTGCACCTAGCAATCCAATTACATATTCTGGTACAAGAGTAACAGTTAACACAGCTTCACCTCATGGATTGTCTGTTGGAAATGAAGTCACGTTGAGTGGCATCACTGGTCCTACTCTAGGTAGTCCTACAAGTGAACCTAACGGTAGCTGGGCAATTGATACAGTACCATCAGCAACATCTTTCACAATCGTTACGGCAAGTACATATACAGGTACATTCGGTGGTACACAAGTATTGACAGCACTAGGTACAGTAAGTGCAACTGGTACTATTAAAGGTGCTAACTTAGTTACAAACGGTTTCTTAAGTGTTCAAGGTAACGCTAACGTTGGTAACATCTATGCAACAACTCACACTGGTGTTGCAGTATCAGTTTCCGGTAACGTATCAGGCGCTAACTTAGTTGCTAGCGGATTGTTGAACGTTGTCGGTACATCTAACTTGTCAGGTGGTGCAAACATCAATGGTACTATCGTTAACAACGGTAATATTACAACACCTAACGTAAACGTAACAACAAAATTAACCACACTAGACTTGTCTGCACGTGGTAACTTAGACGGTGCAAACATCAGTACTGGTGGTATTCTATCAGTAACAGGTAATGCTTCTACTGGTAACTTAGCTACAGGTATCATCGTAGCAACTGGCAACATTACAGGTGGTGCTGGCACTAACATCAGTATCGGTGGCAACTTTGTAACAACAAGTGGTGTACAAGGTGCAACATTAAGATCAACCGGTGGTGCAAACGTAGGTGGCACTGCTAACGTAGGTAGCTTAGAAACACCGGGCACAATTACTGCTACTGGTAACATCAATGCTAATGCTGCAACTGTTAACGCTGCAAACTTAGTTGCAACTAACTCAATGACAGCCGGTAATCTAGTGACACCGGGTACTCTCGCAGTAACTGGTAATGCGAACGTAGGTAACTTAGGTGCAACTACAATGACTGGTGTAACTTTGATTGCATCAGGTAACGTATCGGGTGCTAACTTAGTTGCTAGTGGTTTACTATCAGTAACCGGTAATGCTAATGCAGGTAACGTCGGCACTCAACATATTGTTGCAACCGGTGATATCACTGCATCTTCTGGCACACTAACATCTAACGTTGCTAACGCTAACTTAATCAATGCCGGTAATGTACAATCAGGTAACATTTATGCAAACAGTGGTTTAATCAGAGCATTGAATCATACTGTAACTGGACAAGCGACATTGTTGCACGTTGCAGCTTCGGGTACTGCTAGCTTCACTGGTGCTACATTCAGCGTATCTGGTACAGCTACATTAGGTGAAGTTCCTACAGTCGGTAACATTACATCGCAAGCAAACGTTCAAGCTGCAAACTTAGTTGCAACTAACACATTGACCGGTGGTAACTTAACAACTCCTGGACAATTGAGCGTTGCTGGTACAGCTAACGTATCACATATGACATTGCCTACAGTCACATTGACTGGCACAGGCAGTATCACTTCTATTGCATATAGTAGCACTACAATTCGTGTTACTACAGTAAACCCACACGGCATGACAATCGTGGGTGCAACAATCACGGTAACAAACGCATCTGCTACATCAAACGCACCTAATGGTACATATGTAGTAAGCAACATCATCGATCCTAATAAGTTTGAATTTATTGCTGCGTTAACACCATCAAACACACCATCTGGCTCAATTACAATTAGTTCTTCTACTACTATCGTAATCAAGCCATTATTGTCAAGTACTGGTTCAGGGTCATTCGGCGGCACATTGAGCGTATCTGGTAACAGCAACGTAGGTAACGTCGGTACTCAGCACGTAGTTGCGTCGGGTGACGTTTACGCTAACAGCGGTACATTGTACTCTAACGTTGCTAATGCAAACACTATTAATACAGGTAACTTAGCAACTACAGGTAACTTGTATGCTAATACTGGTTTAATTAAGTCTGCAAACAGTACTATCACTGATACTCTATCAGCATTGCATGTTACCGGTACAGGTAACTTAGTCTTTACTAATGCGGCAGCAAACTTCACTGTAGCTGCGAATGCTAACATCGGTAACATTGCAAGTGTAATGCACATCAATGCGACTGGTGACTTCACAGCATTGAATGGTACAGTGAAGTCATTGAATGCTAACGTAACTGGCTTACACACTGCTGGCAACTTGAAGATTACAACTGATGCAAACATAGTAGGTAACAGTACGCACGGTAACATTGAATCGTTAGGTTTATTGAACGTTAGAGGTAATGCTAACATCGGTAACGTGGGTATACAACACATCGTTGCTACTGGTAATGCAAACATTTCCGGTGCAATCAAAGTTACTGGGCAAGCTAACGTAGGTAACTTGAGCTTCCCACCAACAGCAACTATAGCAATGTCAAGTGTAGGTTATTCAAGTACAACTATTACAGTTGGCACTTCTGCTCCACACGGTTTAGCAGTTGGTAACGAAATTATCTTAGCTGGTCTAACTGCAACCACGAATGCTCCTAACGGAATCTATTTGATTGCAACTGTCCCTAGCGACTCTACATTTACTATTACTGCAACAGTAGCTCCGACAGGCGCTATTGGTTTCGGCAGTGCTACATTGACAGTACGTCCATTGATTACTTCACAAGGTTCTGGTATATTCAATGGTAGATTAGTAGTCGGTGGTGATGCTTCATTGGGTAACATCCCATCAGTAATGCACATCACTGCAACCGGTAACGTACAAGCTGCGTTTATGGCATCAGGCAATGCTAATATCAGTTCTAACTTAAGCGTACTTGGTACTGCTAACTTGAACAACGTCAACATGACTGGTGTATTAGGTACAACAGGTGGTGCTAACTTCGGTAGCGGTAATGCAGTGTTCTATGCCAACGGTGCAGCTAACTTGACCGGAAATATCGGCGCACCTCATGTATTCGTTTCAGGCAACGTTGAAGCAGGTATATTGAAATCATCTGGTATCATGTTCGCTACTGGTAACGTAACAGGTGGCAACTTAGTAACCAACGGTGTACTAGATGTTAAAGGTGATGCTAGTGTTGGTAACATCACTACGAAAGATATCAATGGTACATTAGTAACTGTATCAGGTAACGTATCGGGTGCTAACTTAGTTGCTAGCGGCGTATTGAAAGTTGCAGGTACTGCTAACGTAGGTAACTTGAACTTACCAAGTACATTAGTAGGTATCACAAGTGTATCTTATTCAGGTACGACTATCACTGTTGTTACAGCGACAGCACATGGTGCATCAGTTGGTACAGAATTCACATTAACTGGTATTACAACATCAGGTGCTAATCCACCAAACATCAATGCAGGCGGTAACCCAGCATGGTTCACAGTTACAAGCGTAACTAACACAACAACATTCGTGTTCACGGCTGCTGTTGCACCGTCTGGTACATTGAATACTAGTGCAGGTTCATTGAACATTCGCCCATACTTAATCAGTACAGGTTCTGCTACATATGGTGGTAACTTAACTGCTACCGGTAACGTTGTTGCTGGTGCATTTACTGGTGTAGGTTCTGGGTTAACTTCATTGAATGCTAGTGCGATTACGTCAGGTACTATCTCATCTAGCTTGATCCCTACATTGAATCAAAGCACAACAGGTTATGCAGGTACCGTATCAGCATCAAATCAACCTAACATTACAGCAGTTGGTCAATTGCTATCATTGGCAGTTGGTGCAGCAGGTGGAGGTGCGAACGTTAACTTGTATGCTAACGGTGCAGCTAACTTCAGTGGTAACTTGAATGCATCGTACATCAGTGCTAACGGTTCATTGCTAACATCTATTAACGGTAGCAACGTAAGTAAAGTTGGTACTGCAGGCACTGCTGATATTGCAAACGATATTAAAGCAGGTTCATACACTAACATTACTGGTGTAGGTACATTGAACGCATTGAGCATGAGCGGTGCTATCACCGGTGTTACTAACATCACTGCTAGCGGCTTTGTAATGCACAGTGCAGGTACTGGTATTGCAGCTACAGGTACTACACAAGGTACTTCAACTCCGTTGACTAAACAGATTAACGTAGTTACAAGTTCAACTCCTGCAGTAAATGATGGTGTTATGTTACCGACAGTTGCAGCTGGTATGACATGTATCATCATTAATACAGCAGTAGCGAACATCAAAGTATATCCACAATCATCAGGATATGTTGATGGTTTAGCAGTTAACACACCATTCGTATTAGGGCCAGGTGCAAGACTAATGTTCGTTGGAACAAGTTTGACACAATGGTACACAATGACAGCAGTTTATGGATAATAAGGAAATATTATGATTACAGTAGATTTATTACAGGCACTATGCCCAAAGACAAAGCGTTCAGTTTTAGAATTGTACGCACAACCTCTACACGAAGTTGCAACATACTACGATATGTATGATAATATGCATCGTGCGGCCGCATTCGTTGCTCAGACAGCACACGAATCAGGTGGCTTTAATTTTGTTAAAGAAAACTTGAACTACAGTGCTAAAGGTTTGATGGGTACTTTCAAAAAGTACTTCCCTAACGAAGCAATTGCTAAAGAGTATGAGCGTAAACCAGAGAAGATTGCTAACAGAGTTTATGCTAATCGTATGTCTAATGGCGATGAAGCATCAGGTGATGGCTACAAGTTCTGTGGTCGTGGTTTGATTCAATTGACTGGTCGTGCTAACTATACAAAGTTTGCAGAAGACTTGGGTATCAGCTTAGATGAAACAGTAGCATACCTAGAAACACCAGAAGGTGCTGTAAGTTCAGCTGGTTGGTTCTGGGACAATAACAACTTGAACAGCTATTGCGACAAAGACGATTTTGTTACATTGACAAAACGTATCAACGGCGGTACTATTGGATTAGAAGATAGACAACATCATTATCACATTGCACTAGACTTGTTACAAGGTCATTAATATGTCACAACCAGTATGGAAAACGCAAGCAGGTAGCTTAGGAACATACCCTACAGGAATCCCGATATCTATTCAATTAGCAGCGACTCCTGAAATACCTGCGACAATGGTATCATATACGTTGTTGAGTGGTAACTTACCAGCTGGTGCATTGACCTTAAGTTATTCAGGATTGTTGTCGGGAACTCCTGACAATATTTCAACTGAAGAAACATCTACGTTTACAATACGTGCCAAAGATGATTTGAACAACATAAGAGACAGAACATTTTCGTTGACTGTATCAGGATCTAATCGTCCTACGTTTACAGTTCCACCTGGTGAACTGTTGCACATACAAGACAGTGTTTATGTAGAGTATCATCTAAGTTATTCTAATCCTATCAGTGACAATGAAGTTACTGTATCAGTATCATCTGGTAGTTTGCCACCTGGTCTGTATATGGATCCTAAGGGTATCATTAAGGGATATCCTGAGATTCCCGTAATGGCTGATAGAAGCCCTACAACTACAGTGTCTACATTCTCAGTGCAATTGAGAAGTGCGCTGGGCGATGATTTGACTGTATATTCAATAACCATTATGAATCAGCAATTACGCAATCCACCTAATACACGATTGCCTGTAATTCTAAATAAGAAACCATTGAGCGAGCCTATTGCTAATGATGACTTGAACTACGATTTTTATTTGTTGAACAATAAACAGATTCCCACTATTCGTGCGAATGAAAACTTCTCATTCAAAATCATAGGTCATGACTTTGACCGAAATGAACTTCAGTATCATTACGGTGATTTGCCACCTGGACTAGTCGGAGATCCTAGCACAGGCTGGATAACAGGTGCACCTGTTCTTCCTGATTTCTCCATTAAGAGATACGATGTTACTGTCAGCGTAGCTAAGAAATTTGCTTTGGGTATTACCAGTCGCCCTGAAACATTCACCATACTTGTAACTAATCAAGTACCAGAAGATATTGTATGGGTAACTAAACCTGACTTGGGTACTATCTTTAATGGCACTGTCAGTACCATGACACTAGAAGCAACTTCTACGTTGGATTTGGTTTATAGAATAACAGATGGATCATTGCCACCTAACTTAGTATTATTAGATACAGGTGAGATAGTAGGTCGTGTAGCAGAACAACCAACCGAGTATATCTTGCCAGAAGGTGCAGATACATTATACACATTTACAGTAGAAGCGTTGAACCCAAACAATCCTGCATTGTCTAAGTTTCAAACATTTACTCTCGTTGTAAATCAGTATTACCCTGAACCTTTAGAGAACGTATATTTTAAGGCAGCATCGTCAATCAAAGAGAAAAGAACAATTCATAGTTTGTTGACAAATGAAGCTATCATCCCTACTGAGATGTTATACAGACCACGAGATCCGTATTACGGTAAGGCAACAGATGTTAGAATCATTCAAGCATATGGCATGAAAGCTAGCACTGTAAATGATTACGTCAATGCTGTAAGAGAGAACCACTATCAACGAACAATCGTATTGGGCGAGATACAAACCGCAGTTGCTACAGACGCACACGGCAATGTAATCTACGAAGTTGTCTACAGTAAAGTTATGGATGACTTAGTAAATGAAAAAGACGTTAGTGTATCAAAAACTTTGATATGGCCTAGACCTATCAATTTACGTTTAGGTCCATGGACTATCAATAATTCTTCAATCAAACCTAAAGAAATGAGGACGTTGCATACTAACTTAAGTCCTGGCAATATCAGTTCTTTGAACACCGGTAGTTTGGAGAATATGCGTAAAGAGCTAACAGATAATATAAGCCAAAACGTAGATAGTCGCTTGTTGCCACAATGGATGGTAACACAACAAACAGATAGCACAACATTGGGCTTCACATTAGCATGGGTAATCTGCTACACAAAGCCAGGAATGTCTGCCACTATCAAAAACAACATTGAGACATTGTGGGGTCACAAACTCAATGAAATCGACTTTACAATAGATAGATATGTAGTCGATAAGAGTGCAACCTATAATTGGAACACAAATCTTGCTGTTCCTACATGGAACTCATTACCTAGCGGAGTTCCGGTGCCCGATCCATTCGATTCTAATGACATTGTAGTTCTATTCCCTAGAAAAACAATTTTGCCTAAAGAAATCGAATAATAAATACATCACGGAACAACAATATGAGCGCAATCAACACTAACAGCATTAATGTAAATTATCCAACTCCCGGAGTCAACAACAGTACTCAGGGTTTCAGAGATAACTTTGCTGGAATCAAAAATAACTTAGATACTATCAAGACTGAGATTACTGATATCCAAAGCAAAGCAGTAGTTAAAACAGGTTTAAACGGAGTAACGTTGAACAATGACATGGCTAACACATTGATTAGCAATGCATTAGTACGTTCATTCAGAGCATCGACTTACCCATTGGGTAATGACTTGCAAGGAACTGTCATTGTTGACGTATCTAAAGGTGATGTGCAGTATGGTACTATTGTTGCTGATACTACAATCAACTTTGGTGGATGGGCACCCACTAACACACAAAGTAATGTTCAATTGAATTTGACAATTGCAAACTCTGCGGCAATAATCCACTTCCCTGATAGCAATTATCAAAACCAAGTATTAGTATCTGGTATGACTAAGACTGCGTTCGTGCTAGAAAACTACGAATCTGAATCTACAATCAGCGGTGCTAACGAAACATTGACAAATCAAGTCGCTATCCCTGTTGGAGTGACAGAACTACAATACACATTCAGTACAACAGATTGCGGAACAACAATTGACATTTACCCACTAAACAGAAGTCAATCTGCAAGTAGAGTTACACTTAGATCACCTTCAGCAGTGGGACTTCCAGGTGACCAAGCTGGCGCCATATGTGTTGCTGACAACTTGCTATATGTATGTGTTGGTACATATGATGGTAGCACACCTATCTGGGGCTACACTCCTCTATACGCAGTAGGTAGTTAATATGTCACATCCCTTCATGCCTGATATATCTGGTAAGTCGATGGAAGAAATTCAGAATTCGATACAAGACCTAACGAGCAAACTCACATTCGCATATAGAATGGGCAAGCCTATGATGGTCAATCAGATTCAGATGGTACTTGAAGGGTACAAGACTGAATACGCAAAGAAAATGGATGAGCTTTACAAGAAGCAAAACATCCAAAATAAAATTAGCATCAATAATTCCAAATAAGGGCAAATCGCTCTTGCTTTTTGTTAAGTCTATGTTATAATAGGCTATGCGTAATGACAAATACAGCCAGCAAATTTTAGACGAGAACGACCTAATCAGTGCGTACTTGACTGATCCAGGTAGAGATTTACATGATGCATTTGTTTCGGATGAAATCAAATTCGATGACATCCTAGAAGTACAAAACAAACCCAAACTAATTCAATACATAGACCCGAAACTCTCTGTAGCAGAATTTGACAAGCAGAAACAATCTAACTGGTTTATGCCGGACGAGTACAAGCAATTTGACATTGCTAAGTGGGTTCTAGACCAATGCAAAACAGATGTAGAGTTACAACGAGTTGGAGACGAACTAATCAAATTCCAAGAACGTGACTTGTTTCCATTACTACAGTACACAAAATACCTAGTTGATACAATGCGTAAGCATAATGTACTTTGGGGAGTAGGTCGTGGTAGTAGCGTAGCCAGTTATGTATTGTTTTTGATAGGGGTACACCGTATAAATAGTTTGCATTTTGACTTGTCTATAGACGAGTTCTTAAAATAAGGAGAATAAAATGGCAATACACAGATCCGCAATGGGAAAGACAGTTGATATGGCTTCCCTGTCAGGAAGAAATGAAAAAGTAAGAGCAGTCGGCAATATGAACGTCAATGCCCGTGGTGATGTATTAGACAGTCACAATCGTGTGATTCAGGATAACACACAACGAGTTCAAGCATCTTACCGAAATACAGTGTCAGAGACACCGGCGCACTTGACACCTAGTAGACCTACAAGTACAATTCAAGAAGATACTGTTGTCCAAGAAGTACCAGTTGAACTACCAGTTGAAGAACCGGTTGAATTGACAGCAGAAGAACAAGAATTGTTTGACGACACTGACGAGGAAGAAACTAAGTGACCGATGAAAAGAAATTAGCATTTGAACCACACAAGTTCAATAAAAGCCAATTTAAAGCAATCAGTGACCACGTGATTGTGTGCGATATGAACTTTGAAGAACGTATCACACACAGTGGCATTGTGCTACCCAATGACGATATGAAGTCTGCGGGTATTCGCCCAAGATGGGCAAGGATTTATGCTGTTGGCCCTGACCAGAAAGATCCTGAACTAGTTGTAGGTAAATGGATTTGGATTAGTCACGGACGATGGACACGCGGTGTTAATATCGAAGACGAAGAGGGTAAAAAGACCATACGCAGAGTAGATAATAATGATATACTACTTGCATCAGATGAACCAGTATACGACATGACATGGAGTGATAAGATATAATGAAATGGTTTTTTAATTGGCTCTATAAGGGTCTTAAGAATGTAGAATCGGATGAGGAAGAAAGACGGGCAGATAGAGACAGTCCGCTTATTCCCCGTGTTCGTGCAGCTAGGTCACCTGGACTAAAGATTAATATGGCTGTGGGAACATCCACTCCTGAAGGTCATGTTCACCTTAATCAACAACCTCTACACTTTAAGATTTACCCAGCAACGGGCGGACACATCGTAGAATACACATTCTACAATGAAAAAAGAGATAACAATGACCAAGCACTTCACTTGATACCCAGTGAGCTTGACTTAGGCACAGAACTTGCTAAAATTATGACTTTAGAGGCATTGAAGCGATGAACAATCAATTATGGGTAGAAAAGTATCGTCCACAATCTGTTGAAGATTATGTGTTTGTGGATGAGCGTCAAAAGCAACAAGTTACTGGTTGGATTGAGAATGAATCAATCCCGCATCTATTGCTTTCAGGTGAACCGGGTACAGGTAAAACAACACTAGCAAAAGTGTTGATGAAAGAACTAGGTGTAGAAGAATTCGATATCTTGGAAATCAACGCATCACGTGAAAATAGTGTTGACGTTGTTCGTAACAAGATTGTTGGCTTTGTTCAAACTATGCCATTCGGTAAGTTCAAAGTTGTTTTGCTAGACGAAGCAGATTATTTGACTCCAGCTGGGCAGGCTGCTTTGCGTAATGATATGGAAGCATATCACATGACTGCACGTTTCATTCTAACTTGTAACTATGAGCATAGAATTATCCCTGCACTTAAGAGCAGATGCCATGAATTCCGTATCACTAAGACTGATAAGACAGAATTTACAGCAAGAGCCGCAACAGTTTTAGTATCAGAGCAAGTTGAGTTTGATTTAGACGTGTTGGATAGCTATGTAGATGCTACATATCCAGACTTGCGTAAGTGTTTGAATCAGCTACAAGTAAATAGTAGCACAGGTAAGTTGTTGCCACCAGTCGATTCAGGTAACGGCGAAGATGAATTGTTGTTCCAAGCAACTGAGTTGTTTAAGAATGGTAAAATCTTAGAAGGTCGTCAACAACTATTGCAATATCTAGGAATGTATCCTACACGTTTAGAAGATATCTATCGTTGGATGTACAACAACTTAGATTTGTGGGGAGATTCTAATGAGAAGCGTGATGCTAGCATCATTATCATTAGAAATGGTCTAGCCAACTTGAGTCTCGTGGGTATTCCCGAGATTAGCTTGGCAGCAACATTAGTAGAATTAACGGGTTAATATGAGATATCTAGTAGTTACATACGTAAAGAAACCAGACGGTAAAATTGACGAACAAGTTGAGATTACGAAGAATTTAAAAGAGCGTGACCTAACAATGTCAAACATCATTTTGGATTTCAAAGAAAAGAAAGTTCAAAAGAGTACAGTGAATGGTCAGCAAATTAATACAAGCTGGGATGTGTTAGTAGAACACTATCGCAAAATCTATCCAGACTATATTGCAGAATTAGAAAAACTGCAAGACGAATAAAAAGGGGCGTTAAGCCCCTTTTTTATTAAGCATACAAGCGAAGTACATGCTCAATGATACGATGCCTTTGAACATCTTTTAGTTCAAAGTGGCATAGTTGCAACCCTGGAATCACCCCCTTCCTCAATCGATTTTGTAAGTCTAGTAGCCCATTGTCGGCTGTTTTTCTATCGGCTTGTTCAATGTCACCAGTAATTACAATCTTACTGTTAACGCCGATTCTAGTCATAATCATCTTGAGTTGACCAGGTGTTGCATTTTGAGCTTCATCTAAGATTATCCAGCTATTTTTAAAGTTTCGACCTCGACAGAATGCTAGGGGTGCTATTTCCACTATCTGTTCTTCTAGCATGTGGGCGATTTCCGCTGCCGTATAATACTCTCTCAGCACATCCAATAAAGGTCTTGTCCAAGGTTCCATCTTCTGATTGATATCACCTGGCAAGAATCCATGTTGTTCGTCATCTACGGTTACCGCAGGTCTAGTCAAGATAATACGGTCTGTCTCACCTGCTTTTAGAGCCTTGATGGCTGCTAACATAGCAAGATAAGTCTTACCTGTACCTGCAGGTCCACCGACTACTACAATATCTGTAGTCTCATCAGTAAGTGCTAGGATGTATTTTTCTTGATTGACTGACTTAGGGACCAATGTAATCGGTCTTTTGTCAACTTTAGCGCGGACTTGATTGAAATTTATTGTCTTGTTTTCATTTACGTAGAATGTTTGCTGACTATCGTGTTTTTTGCTGTGTGAGTAACGTGTGTCTTGTTCTGTTTTGCGTAATGCGCTAGTTTTTCGCTTGCTCAAAGTATTCTCCTTCTCTAGAGCCTGTGTGTTCTCATAAAACACAAAGATATTTACAGGCTAATGATATGCGTCAAGTAGTGTACTTTAAACGCAACAGATTTTGATAAATATTAAGCTAACCCCAGAAGGTTCTTTAATGCTCAAAGTCATTGCAAGAATGATAAATACAACATGAGCAAACTACCAGCAGACGATTTTTTCAAAGATGTGGACTACGAACACATCATTGACACCATTAAGGGTATCTATACCAGCGACGGTTCCATCAGCACTTTGTTAGACTTTGAACGTGTGTTGGATGAAGCAGATTTGTATGCGTACAAAAACTGGATTCTAGGGGAACTTGTAGACGGACCCATCATCAAGAAATACACCGTAGCGTGTATCTTTATGTACCCTGAAACACTTATGCCCGATCCGAGAGGTGGCAAGCGATTGACGCACTTGGACTGTATGATTCACTTTAAGAAAACTCAGATTGAAGTTCCAGTAAAAGTTGAAGGGCATGATGACTTTCAGCCCGGAACTACTTATCCTAAGATGGTTAAGAAGTGGGTTTGGTTAGTTCGTATTGAGATTCCAAAAGAACTAATGAACGATATCCGTGAAGGATCGATTGACTTAGCGGGTGAGACACTTGATTTAGAAGAACTAGATGATGCATATGACGAGGATCTAGATAAAGCAGGTGTTGAGGAAGAAGAAGGACAGGCTCCTGCTGACCAAGGTATGGGTGGCGGAATGGGTGGCCCTGCTCCAGCAATGGGCGGCGCAGCTCCGTTGCCAATGCCCGGAGGACAGATGTAATGCAACTTAATGAAAACTTAGATTACCATGATTTGGCTGGACAAGTTATCTCTACTTTATCAGTGGATGAATACTCAGCTAAAGCAGGTACAGATGATGAAATCGTTACATTAGCTTTCATCGTTAGAGGCACACAAGCAAGTCAGGATATTACTGATTGGTTTGAACGTGGGTATGATTGGGTTCTTGATGCTCAAGTAAGTGAAGGCGAATATGTACCGGGTAAAAACTTGGTGTTTGTTGAAATGCCAAGACGTACTAAGTCAGCAGAAAGAATCATTGAACTATTACAGGACTTAGAAACTTTGACTGATATTAAATTAACCGAATGGACTATTAGCGTTGACGGTGAAGAGTATGACGCAGACGTTGAAGTACTGAAATCAGTTATTATCTCATCACCACATGATTATCGTGAAGCACACCCAGAGGGCGAAGAAGAAGCAGAATTAAACGAGATGCGTGAAATTGCAGGTATCCCGCATAAAGATGTTTACAAAGAACACGACCAGACATTAAAGAATTTTTTAGCAAAGGCAGGATTATAAAATGGCAACATTACTAGCAAGAAAAGCAGGAACAGAAACGCCAATCGCAACTGATGATGACCATCACGAAGCATTAGCATCTGATCCAGCAGTATCAGCATTCCCTACAGGGAGTTCATTTGGTGGAGGATTCGGAAATGCAACAAGCAGCACAGCAGCACCTGGCGCTACGCCAGCAGGAGGCTTCGGTAGTACCGGTGGCTTTAGTTCTACAACATCAACATCTACAACAACGAGCAGTTTCGGATCAGGTTCGCCAGTATCAGGAGCAGCAGCCCCTCAACACAACCCAGCAGACTTATTAAAGTCAGGTGGCGGTGCAATGTCAGAAGGTGGAGAATCTACTGTAGCACTAGACAAAGACGCAACAGATTGGATCAACAAGAAGATGCGCCCGATGATGGGTTGGATCTATATGTTGACATGTACTTGCGACTTCGTTATCTTCCCAATCTTATGGTCACTGTTACAAGCATTAACACACGGTAACGTTACAAGTCAATGGCAACCATTAACACTTCAAGGCGCTGGTCTATACCATATCGCTATGGGTGCTGTTCTTGGTATCGCAGCATACGGCAGAACAAAAGAAAAGGTTGCCGGGGTAGCTTAATAAATATTGACTTAGCAGACAAACTCTGCTAAAATCAATACATGAGTGACCATTATCAAACTCTCGGGGTAGCACGTGATGCTACTCCCGACGAAATCAAAAAAGCATATAGAAAATTAGCAGCCATTCATCACCCAGACAAGGGTGGTGATACTGCTACATTCCAAAAGGTACAAGCTGCCTACGAAATATTGTCTGACCCACAAAAGAAACAAGAATATGACAGCCCTCGCCAACAATTTGGTGGCAGTGGATTCCCGGGCGGATTCAGTTTCCATACTCAAGGATTTGATATCAATGATATTATCGGGCAAATGTTTGGTGGAGGAGGCGGTCCCTTTCACAATCCATTCCAACAGAATTTCAGAACTACAATTTGGGTAACGCTTGAACAAGTGTATTCGGGTAGCGAACAAATGCTACAGATGCAAGGCCCTAATGGGGTTCAAGTTGTAAAGATTCAGATTCCTAAGGGTGTAGAGAATGGACAAACAATGCGCTTTGATAACATCATTCAAGGTGCTATACTGTTAGTGGATTTTAGAATTCATCCGCATGCTAAGTTCACTAGAATTGGGCAAGATTTACAAGTCACACAGCGAATCAGTGTTTTAGATTTACTTGCCGGAACGAGTTTTGAAGTAACAACTATTTCGGGCAAAACGTTCACTGTTGCAGTGAAACCCGGAACGCAGCCTGATGCTACATTGAAAGTAGCGGGTCAGGGTTTACCAATTCAAAATAGTACCCAATTTGGTGACCAATTAATCTTGCTAAAACCCTTCATACCTGATAAAATAGACGACAGAATCATTGATAGCATTAAACAATTTAAAGGAAACTAAATGCACTCACCCGAAATCGAATCAATCATCGAACATGCGATTGGTTTAGCTAAAGAGCGTAACCATCAGTATTGTACTGTAGAGCATTTGTTACTAGCCCTAGTCACCCATGCACCGTTTAAAAAGTGCATCGAGCAGTTTGGCACTAATGTTGAGGGTCTAACAGGTGATATCAATGCATACTTAGATAGCCTCAAATCTATCGTAGTTAATGTAGACCAAGGTCAAGAAGTTGCACCGCGCAAAACTAACAGCTTGGAACGAGTAATGAACCGTTCTGTGACGCAGGTTATGTTCACTGGTCGTAAAATGATTACTACAGTTGATTTGTACTTGTCAATCTCAGCAGAAACTAACAGTCACGCCCATTACTTCTTATTGAAGTATGGTTTCTCTAAGACAGAGTTTGTTCCCTTCTGGCAGAAGAATTACAAGAGCAATCAATCTGAAGTTAATATGAGCGAAGACCAGGCTGACGAAGTTCTGGAAGAATACACAACTAATCTTACAGCAATGGCACGTGCTGATAAGCTAGAACCAGTTATCGGTCGCAACAAAGAAGCGGAAGACATTGTTAACGTACTCGCTAAACGTTTCAAGTCGAACGTATTGATGGTCGGCGACCCTGGTGTAGGTAAAACTGCTATTGCAGAAGGTCTAGCACAGAAGATTATCGCAAAAGATGTACCTGACTTCTTGCAGGGCCACGAATTGTACTCACTTGAAATCGGTTCATTGCTTGCTGGTTCTAAATATCGCGGTGACTTTGAAGAAAAGGTCAAAGCTGTACTAGAAGCACTAAACACTAAGAAGAAATCTATCCTATTCATTGACGAAGCACACACAATGCAAAGTGCAGGTAGTTCAACGAATGGTTCAGTTGACTTTGCTAACATGATTAAGCCTGCATTGACTAAAGGCACAATCAAAGTTATTGCAAGCACAACTTGGGAAGAGTATTACGAGAGTTTCGAGAAGGATCGTGCGTTGATGCGCCGATTCTACAAAGTCTCAGTTGACGAACCAAGTCAAGAATCTACAGTTCGCATTTTGAAGGGCTTGTCAGCACGACTTAACGACTTCCACAGTGTTGAAATCACTGACGAAGCTATCGAAGCCGCAGTTGAAGGTGCTACTCGTTACATTCAGGATCGTAAGAACCCGGATAAGTCAATCGACTTGATTGATGCCGCGTGTGCTAAACAACGTGTAGCAGAAAACAAGGGTGCAATCATCACTAAAGAACTTGTCTACGAACAAATTGAGAAGTACACAGGTGTTCCTGCTGATAAGTTGAGCGATGACCGCAGTGACCGCATTGTTAACTTGGAATCTAACGTTAAAGACAAGCTATACGGTCAAGAAGAATCAGTTGACAAAGTACTTGAACGTGTCTATGTGTCATTCGCCGGTATCGGCAACGAAACTAAGCCTCTAGCAAGTTTCTTGTTCTTAGGTCCAACTGGTACAGGTAAAACTGAACTTGCTAAGTTGTTGAGTAAGAACTTAGACATGCCATTGCACAAATACGATATGTCAGAATACGGCGAGAAGTTCTCTGTATCTAGCTTGATCGGTGCTCCCCCCGGATATGTAGGTTACGGTGAAGGTAACTTAGGTGGTGGTCGTTTGATTAACGACTTGAGCAAGAACCCTCATGCTATCTTGTTGTTTGATGAAGTTGAAAAAGCTCACCCTGATATCTTCAACATCTTCTTGCAGTTGTTGGATGAAGGTCGTATCACTGGTAGTAACGGTAAAGTCGTTAACGCTAAGAACACTATTGTTATTATGACTAGTAACTTGGGTTCTGCTGACAGTGAAAAGAACGTCATTGGCTTCGGTTCACAAGAAAAAGTCGGTGAAGATGACAAAGCATTGAAAGAGTTCTTTAAGCCAGAATTTAGAAACCGTATTGACTTGATTTGTAAGTTCAACAAGTTGGACATGCTTGCTATTAAGAAGATTGTGGTTAAGTTTGCAGATGATTTGAAGAAGTCATTGAAGTCTGTACACGATATCACATTGAATCTAAGTGAGCCAGTTATTGAATACTTGGCAGAAAAAGGTTACGATCCTAAGATGGGTGCTCGTCCGTTGTCTCGTAAGATTGATGAATTGATTCGGGTGCCTCTATCTAAGAAAATCTTGTTTGAGCGAATCAAAAGTGCTACAATCAACGTACACATTGGACTCTCTAATGAGATTGAGTTTGATGTAGTACAGAAATTAGTAGCGAAAGTAGGAGAAGATGGCATTATCGAAGTCACATCCGAATAAAGCAACTACAGGGATCGACCTAGTCGACCAACGTAGCACACTTTATTACAGTAAGTATCAGTTTAGGGCACGTATTACGCTAGATGGTTTGAACAGAACCTACTATGCTAAGAACTTTGCGGAGTACCAAAAAGTTATTGACCGTAACAAAAACAAGTCTAGTAAACGTTTGCGTGAGGAACTTGACAAAATCGATATGGCTAGTGTAGAACGTTATATTGATTGGCGGAACAAAGCCAAGGGCAATAAAACTGCAATGATTCGTGTCGAGGGCAACACTGCAGGCGTTTTCAGTAACGATTTGCAGTTATTGAAAACGCTAGAAGCTATTGCACCGGGTATTGCGACGGTCGATTACACTGAGGTAGACCAGTCTATCCCGCATGGCACAAAGTATTACGTCAAACAACCTAAACATAACTATCGTGTTTATCTAAAATCTAAGCGAGTAGATAAAGCATGGAAAGAAAGTTTATCTAGGTTCATTGACAGATACAAGAATACTGAGACGGTTGTGGTTCCTAGCACAGCATTGAAATGGTGGTTAGAACCTAATAAAAATTCAAATCATTGGTACTGGAATGATAGCTATTGTTCTAGTCATTATTTCATTGATTTTGACCAAGAATCAACCGACACACTGTTTGCATTGATGTTCGGGGACATGATTAGCAGACGTTTCAAACTAGAAAAACGACCCGATCCTGTTTAACTATGATAAATACTCTATTACATAGGGTATTTACCATGGCAAAGATCGTAGAAGATGTACTAGTCATCAAATTCAGCAAAATCGTTAAAGATTCTGAAACAGAAACTTCAGGAATCGCAGGACATGACGTTCAGCAAGCATTAGAACAAGTCGCCCAAGAATTAGTTGGCGACACCGTTGTCGTAGAAGTGGTAAGAGCATAATGGCACAAACTACTATATTAACTCTTTTGCCTCAAACTAACGCAGTTGTAGTTGGTACTAAACAGCCTGCAGCCTGCTACTACGTTTCAGGTAAGATTATGCAAACAATCACATGGAAAGCTACAGGTTTCATCGGAACAGCAGTAGTTCAAGCTAGTCTAGTTGACGATCCACAAACTGACAGTGATTGGTTTACTGTGTATAACTTAGTTTGTACATTGAACAACGGCAACGGCGGAACATTAGATACCCCTAAATTTGCGTACATGAACATTCAAGGTAACTTTGCATGGGTTCGTGCTAAAGTTACATCATATACTTCAGGTACATTAGATTATTTGAAGGTCTGTTACTAAGATGGCTACGATTGTTGTTTATGGCGGTGGTTTTCAGCCGTTTCACGTAGGTCATTTATCTAGTTACCTACAAGCAAAGAAAGCATTCCCTAATGCCGCTTTATATGTTGCTGCTAGTAACGATACTAAGCAACGTCCTATCCCGTTCAAAGATAAACAATTCTTAGCACAGCAAGCTGGTGTTAAGGATCCAATGGTCGAGACTAGAAATCCTATCAACCCAGTTGAGATTTTAAGTCAGTACGATCCAAACAAAGATGTGTATATCATTGTTCGCAGTGAACGTGATCCTATGCCATATACAAAGAAAGATGGTAGTCCTGCATATTATCAGCCATATGTTCCGGGCGAACCAATGCAACCTTTCAGCAAACATGGTTATGTGTTTGTGACAAAGAAGCACACGTTCATGGTCGGTGGACATGAAATCTATTCAGGTACTCAGGTGCGTGACATGTATACTAGTGCAAATGACAAAGGTAGAATGGAATTGATCCATGAACTTTATCCTAATAGCAAACAACAACTAACAATTAAGAAAATGCTAGACAAGTATTTGGCTGCAGGCCCAATAACTACAGGAAGTGCTGTGTCTAAACTAAAACAAAAGAAATTAGCGGAACATATTAAGAAGATTCGTCCTCTGTTGAAAGAAGCTACAGGTGAACAAAAGTTAAAGTTAATGAAACTTATGAAATCTGCTTTAAATGAGAATAGAATCATGGATCGTAACGCATTGATTAATGCTTACTATGTTTCTACAAAAGGTGACCGTCACAAAGTTGCAGAGAAGATTCCCTATTATCTATTAGACAGGCTAGTGGGGTTATTGACTAAGAAATACAATATCACAATGAACGATATTGAAGTTCGTCCTGCCGACAAGAATCAATATCGTAGAACACACCAGCCTGAATTAGCAGAGAAGAAAGAAAATGATATCGGTGACGAGTTCACAGATCCAACTGCTAAACGTGCATTAGACTTAGCTAAACAACATTATCCGGGTTCCAAGTCTAAACAAGAAGCGTTTATTAAGTTTGTCCAACGTTCATTAGCTCACGCCGAGCAAGATGATAGACAACAGGATCAACAGATTCAACGTTTAGAACAAGAGTTAGCACAGATTAAACAAGCGTTGTTGAATCAACAAGGTGTTCAAGAAACAGCATTGCAAGGTCAAGATGATTTAGATGCAAAACGTCAATCACTACAGCAGATGGAGCTTGAGCCTGGTCATGACAAAGAAGCTATTCGTCAACGTAAGTTAGACTTAGATAGAGAAGCACGTGCCAAGAACTTACAAGAGTTCGCAGTAGATGACAACAGTGGTGACAGTGAAGATGCATTCTTCAAATACGCCAAAATGTGGTACAATGGTGACTTGCAAGTACAACAACAAGTTGAACAAATCTTAGCTAATGCTGGTTGGGAAATCGGTGAATTAGAATCAGAAGAAGGTGGCGCATTCATCGTTCAATCTGGTGATGAAAATGGTGACACTTACCTGGGTTGGTCAGCAGAACAACTTCAAGGTTTAAATGAGTTCGCACCGAACGGCTTTGATGGATTTGAAGATGACAATAGAGTACCGATGCACTTTGTCGTTGAAAAAGAATTGTATAACCGTCGTAGTAAGTGGAAGAAGTCTAGAGATGCTGATGGCGTTATCTTATTTGCTACTAAACAACAAGCAATTCAAGCCGCAGAAAAGTTCAACAAGCTAGATCCAAATCGTGAATTCGCTTACGGTGGGACACAAATGGTTCATGTAGATGATGAAGATTTAGATGAAGGTTTCGACAAAGAAGAATTCCGCAGACACATGAAAGATTTGGAAGCACGTGAAGAATTACGCAAGACTGATCCAGTAAGTGCAAAAGCATTAGACTTGCGTGGACAACTGCCACAACAATCTAAAAAGAAACCAGAAGATGATTCAATGAGCATCAATGATCCACGTCATCCTGGCTACTCTTATACTGAGATAGGGCATCACAAAGTTGACGAAGGTGATGTAGTTCAATTTCCTAAGAAGCATCGCGGTGATATAAGTGACATGCACGAATGTCCAAAGTGTGGCGGAGACTTACAAGGCGGCAAGTACATGGGGCATCAAGTTCAAGTATGTATGCCATGCAAGCAAGTATATCTTCCACCTAATAGTGGTATTGACCAACAGGGCAATAAGATTAAAGAAGCTATCGGTCGTAGAGGTATTCTTAAAGGCTTAGGTGCAGCAATGGCTGCAGGTGCAGCAGGTAAAGCAAGTGCTATCGCAGGAGCTTTTCCAACACCAAGTCATCAACAAGCTATGTACAAAGCGGCCGCAGATAGTAACGCTGCCCAAGCTCGTGCTGATGCAGCCGAGAAAGCAAAGCGTGATGCACAGCGTTTGAAACAAGGTACAGCCGACATTGAAAGACTAAACAAAATCAACTATCACGGTGGCAAAGTTACTCCTATCAATGCTACATGGGATGGCGACAGTGACTTCATGGATGTAGATGGTACAAAGTACGCTATGGCAAGTAGAATGCCTATCAAAGGTGATGAGCCTGGCAATATGAAACTTGTATCTACTAAAGAAGGACGTCAAGTTTACATGTGGACACGCAACAGCTTGAAAGGTGTTGTAGGTCGTTACTTCTACCCAGCACCAGCAAACGAATCCGACGACTATTTGGACGAATAAAAATATTTCGTACCCCTCTTTAAAGTGTAAATATTTTCATCTTTAAAGAGGACCAAATGGCAACAAAGAAAACAACAGCAAAACCCGCAGCAAAAAAAGCTGCTCCAGTTAAAGCAGCAGCGGCTAAGAAAGCTCCTGCAAAGGCACCGGCAAAAGCAACTAAGGCTACGAAATCTGTCGAACCAAAGACAGTTCCAGTAGAACGAGTTCAAGAAATTGCTGAACAGGCTGCACAAGAACAACAACAAAAACAGGCTCAACAAGGGCAAGTTCAAGTTAACGTTGACTTCTTGAAAACAACTAAAGTCCACATTGCAATGCCATGCTATGGTGGCATGTTGACAGAATCTACATTCATGTCATTCATCAAATGGGCTAACACTGCTCGTCAATTGGGTATTGATTGGACATTGGAAACAATGGTCAACGAATCACTAATCTCACGTGCTCGTAACACACTAACAGCTAAGTTTTTAGAGCAAGAGGGTGCAACTCACTTGTTCTTCGTTGACGCTGACATTGGTTGGGAGCCATGGCACTTGTTAGTATTGTTGAACCGTGACGTTGATGTTATCGGTGGTTTATACCCAATGAAGACTATGCCAATCAAGTGGGTAGTTAATGGCTTTGAAGGCGCAGAAGAAGGACCAGACGGTCTACAAGAAGTATCTAAAGCAGGTACAGGTTTCTTGTTGATGAAGCGTCATGTATTTGAGAAATTGAAGTCTCACCCAGCTGTTAAGCAATACAAGAACGACATTGGTTTAGATCCAAAGTACGACCAACACTTGAAGACCTACTTCGATACAGCAGTTCGTCAGAATCGTTACTACAGTGAAGACTGGACATTCTGTGAAAACTGGCGTGACTTAGGTGGTAAGATTTGGGTTGACAAGCGTGTATTGTTACGTCACTCAGGATCTTATGTATTCTGTATGGAGAATCAAACTCACTTGTTGAATACAATCGGACCTATGTACGTTGAAGAACAACGCAAACAACAAGGTCAACAACCCCAATAATAGTCTACTATTATGACACAATGGTTATCGCGGAAACGTGATAACCATTTTTTTATATAAATACAATATGCACTTTAGAGAATTAGAGAACTTTAGCCTGAAAGATGTGGTTCACTTCCATGATGAACTGAATCAGGCCCTCTTTGATGGCGACCACTTAAACCCTGAAGTCAGAGAGCAACTATTAGTGATTGCTAATGATTTCATGGAACATCTAGGATTACCTGATATCCATGTCCAAGACATTACATTGTCAGGATCCAACGCAGCGTACAGTTATACAAGATTAAGTGATATCGACTTGCATTTGCTAGTGGATATATCACAGTTTGAGCATGATGACGTTTACCGTGAACTATTTGACGCTAAAAAGACAGTTTACAACGAGAACCATGACATTATCATCAAGGGGTTTGAAGTAGAGTTATACATACAGGATGCTAACATGCCTGTTATTAGTCTAGGTGAGTACTCAGTATTAAACGATAAGTGGATCAAGTTACCTAGAAAGAGAAAAGCAGACTTTGACCAAGTTGCTACTAAAGAAAAGTATCGTAAGATTTTCAAACTAGCACAATATGCGTTGAAGACTAGTAATGCAGAGAAGATTACCCGAGTTATCAAAACACTAAAGAAATACAGACAAGTTGGATTAGATAAGGCCGGTGAATTCAGCCCTGAGAATCTAGCATTCAAAATATTGCGTAGGAAAGGTACAATCAAAGATTTGTACGAGAAACTAAGAGAACTACACGATGAACATTTAAGTTTAGCAGAGAATGAACCTGATATCATGCCTGGAATTCAACAAGAATGGCAGATGTATGAATGTTCGGGGTACATTCCTAGCGAATCTGAAAAAGACGACCCACGTTGGAAGATGGCACTGTCTGTGGACGTAACCCCACAATCAATCAAAGACAATGCACGTAGATTGGGAAGTAACATAAAAAGAAACGGCAGACCGCCGTTATTGAGACCTTAAGGAATAAACATGTCAACTATTTTATATAGACCACCGTCAGTCAATACTAAATTCGATCCTGGTTTAGAATACATAGCTCAACACGAACAGCAAACAGTGTTGAATAGTACCACTGCAGCCGGCGATACTAAACAAGGTGTTGTGTTGGAACAAATCAATAACGTCATTACAAATATTGTACGTAATGACCCTGCCGATACTGTATTGGACTTGGTTGATTTGAATCTAGTAGAATACATTTTGATTGACTCAAGCGTAACAGCCACGATCCTAACCGGCGCGCCAATAAATATTGATAGAACAATTCGTTTAGCTCCAGCTGTAACAATGACAGGTAGAAGAATGATTGTTATTAACAGAAGTCCTTTCCAACATCTAATTGTACAGGATAGTCAGTTAAATACTATAGTGGTTGTCGAGGGAGAGACGAGTGAAGAAATCTTGTCAGATGGATACGATTGGATAGCGGTAAACTAATATGAAAATACAAGATTTAATTAAAGTACTAACTGATATGGCTGGCGCAGAAGAAGCTGCGGCCGCACCCGAAGAAAAACAAGAAACAATGGTATCTCCGCTACAACAAGAGTTAGAGTTACTAAAGAAAGCAACCGGCGTAGAGAGTATGTACGATGATTGCGAAGAGGAAGAATTGACAATAATAAAAAAGAACGCTGGCATACCAGTGCAACAAATACAAAGGGGAGAAATCTAAGTGTCAAATACAAAAAAGATTAAAGCAGGCTTAGTATTACAAGAACCATCAGAGTTCATTGGACATGCTGGCACACTATTTTATAATCCAGATACAGGTTCAATGTATCTTAGTGACGGCGTTACTCCCGGTGGTATTTCATTAGGTCAGGGCGGTGGCGGCGGTGGCTTCAGCGGTAACTATGCTGATTTGACAAACAAGCCAAACCTACAAGTTTACGCTACAAACACATATGTTGATAACAAGACAACATGGGGCAATATCACAAGCAAGCCAAGTTTTGCTGCTGTGGCAACTAGTGGTTCATATAATGACTTGACAAATAAACCTAGTATCCCTAGCTTGAGTGGCTATGCTACTGAATCATATGTTAGTAGTGCAGTATCAGGTAAGGTTGATTCTAGCAGTTTAGCAACTGTTGCGACTAGCGGTAACTACCATGATTTGGAATACTTACCAACTATTTCTACAGTTGGTACTACTGGTAATTACGAAGATTTACGCAACAAGCCTTCAATTCCTAGCGTTGTTGGATTAGCGACTGAGAACTATGTTACAAGTCAGGGTTATATCACATCATCCGCATTGAGTTCATACGCAACTCAAACATGGGTGGAAGGTAAAAACTATTTAACTAGCGCATCATTAAGTTCTTATGCAACTACATCTTGGGTTACCGATCAAAGCTACGTAACTACAGATGGATTAACTTCTGCGTTATCAGGATATGCATCAACTAGTGATATCCCTGCAAATACTAGCGACTTAAATAATGATAGTGGCTTCATCACAACTGCTGATTTGCCAGACTTAAGTGGGTATGCGTTATCTTCAAGTGTTCCTACTAAGACAAGTGATTTAACTAATGACAGTGGCTTCGTCACTTCTGCTGATTTACCAACGGTCAATGCTGCTGATAGATTAGTAAGTGGTGATTATGAAATCGTATTAGGTACTGATGGAGTATTGACCACAGGTAACATTGATGTTGGTAACTTAGCATTGATTACAGTACCAGGCGGTGATGCTATTACTAGCTATAATAGCAAAGATGTTGATATTTTCACGAACGTAGGTGATGGTGCTTATAGTGAAGTTTGGATTCACCATGAAGGTAATGTAGAGATTACTACAAACGGCGGCCAATTAAGCTGGAACTTTGACACAACTGGCAATTTAGTATTGCCACCGGTGGATGCTAGTGCATTATCTGTTACTAGCGGTATCGTATTCAGTGATGGTACATTCCAGAATACAGCGGCAATCAGCTTCAGTGGGTCATATAATGACTTAACAAACACACCGACTCTTTTCAGCGGTTCGTATACTGACTTAACTAACAAGCCTACAGAGTTGCCATCACAAACGAATGGCTTCTTGCAATCGCTTAACGGTTCTTTATCATGGGGAAACCCGACTTCTATTACAGAAGGTACTATAACTGACAGTCAAATTATTTGGACAGGTGGTTCTAATTCATCGTTAGTAGATGAACCAGAATTTTCTCGTGTTTCTCTAATTACTGACCAAAACGGTGACTCAGATGGTTATGTATTTGGATTCGGATATGACGGCATATTACGAGTTCCTGGACAGATTTATGATGCTAGCGGTCGCCCTGTAATTAACAGAGAAACACAGTTTGAATACAAAGAGTACAGTGATTTTGATGCAGAATTCAATAAACGATATATTGTCCGCACTCAAAACAATCCAGTAACAGTAACACTACCAAGTACTGGTTTGGTGGGCGGTGAAGCTATTTTCTTTGCTGACGCATACAATACATTTAGTGTAGAAAATCCTTTAATCATCACAGGTGGATATATCGGGGATAGTGTTTCAGATACTTTTGCAATGGATACTCCCGGGTCATACATCGGTGTATTCTATACAGGCAATGGTCGCTGGAGAGTTTATGCTCAAGGCCCTGTAACCGGTGGAGGTAATTTTAGTGGTTCTTATCTAGACTTATCAAACAAACCTAGTATCCCATCAAGTCTAAGTGACTTGGGTATTACTGCAGGTTCAGACGGTCAAGTATTGACTCTTAACAGCAGTCTAGTTCCTGTATGGTCTACACCATCATCTAGCGGTGGCACAACCGATAGATTAGTCAACGGAGACTACTCTTTTGTTTTAGATGAACATGGTGGCATCGTTGCAACAAATGGCAGTATTGGACCTACCCAAGCAGGTGAGTTTGGCTTTGGCGCCGATACAGGTGCAGACGCAGTTATCAAAGCGAACGGCGGATTTAGTACATGGACTTTCAAATCTGACAATACTTTACAATTACCGGCTGGTGGTGACATTGTTGATAGCAATGGTACTAGTGTATTAGGCGGCGGTGGTGCAAGCACAGGTAATATTACATTCAGTGATACTACAATGACAAGCACTAACGGTTCTATCTATATTGGATTCGAACCATCAGCAAGCCCTGCGGTGAGTTTCTCGTTTACTGATAATGGTATATTAAGTGCGCCCACAATTCAAACAGGGTCAGTTGAAGCACAAGGCTCGGTTAAAATCGGTGATGCAAACATCTCAACCACTAGTATGGTAACGTGCCCGCCTAATGTGGATACGATTGTGTACACTGGCACTAACCAACTAACTACAACTATTAAAGCTCTATTCCATGTTGAAGGTAATGAAGATGGTACACAAAGTTATGAAGCACAAAGCTGTGAAATGATGGTTGCACAAATAAGTGGAAGAGTCGCAGGAAGTGTGTATGGTTTAGCATATACTAGTACTACACCATTGGCAACGTTCAACGCTCGTATAGATTCATCTTACTTGATAGAAATCACATGTAGACCTACTAGTACAACTGAAACAGTTTATGTTATAACACATGCAACTGAAATGTTCACAACACCGTAATTAAGGAAATAATAAAAATGACAATGAAACCTTTTGAAATTCAAAGCCCATCACTTAGCATCAATGGCGTACTAATTGATACTAGTGCTCAGGGCAAACTAGTTATTCCAGGTGTAACTAGAGCAGGAACTAGTGTTGCTATTGAAGTAGAAGATACAGGAGACCAAAGTTATAGCTTTGGAGCAAACGCTGATCCCTCTACAATTACTGTTATTGATGGATATCAGTTCGCAGTATTAAACGGTGATGTGCAAGCACAAGTAGGCTGGACCGCAGCAACTTATTCGGCTGATGAAATAGACGATGAAGGATATATTGATGGTATTAGTGTAGTCGACGGTGGCGCAGGTTATACAGGTGAAGCAGTTACATACAGTCATCAAATGTTGGCAACAGAATTTGCAGATCCTCTAAGTAGCTTTGATCCTAGCGTTTGGACTTGGATTCCATTTAGAGTTCGTTGTGGTGCTGGAGAGATTGAAAGTGAATTTGGATCTGGTGGCGGCGCGGATACAGGTGATGTTAGATTTGATGGGACACAAATCTATGTTCAAACTGACGACAGCATGGAACTTCATGTTGACACTGAAGATAATGACAATAATAATATTGAGTTAAACAATAAAACTATTGACATTTATGCATGGAACGAAGATACAAATAACTGGTCAGAAGTTTACCTAAATAACGGCGGTTCTAGTGCTGAGGTTAGAATCACTGTTGCTGAAAATGACGTACAGAAAGATTGGACTTTTGATAAAGATGGTGGCATTACGTTCCCAGACAATACAGTTCAAACTACAGCGTACACTGGTGGCAGCTCAGGTGGCGGAGCGAGTGTAACAACTTCCGATACTGCACCATCAAGCCCCAGTGAAGGTGATTTGTGGTTTGATATTGTAGGTGGACAATTATATGTTTACTTTGAAGATACATGGGTAGATTCTAGTCCATCAACGGGTGGAAGTAGCGGCAGTAGCGCAGATACCGGTAACATTTCTTTTGTAGTAACTAGTCTGCAAAGTCCGACAGATAGTAACGTAGGTTGGCCTAATGGCGTCATCAGTTTGATGCCCGGCGCAGCAACAGACACTGGATATATTGATAGAGGGCAATACTTAAACATCTATCCTACTATTGGCTATGACGAACCTCACATTCACATTGCACCGGGGTTTGCAACAACTGGTAGTTTTAGTCGCGGTGATTTGATATTAGGTGACGATTCGTATCATGTTAGTATTAGCAATGATGGTAATGTTTATGTAAAAACTAATGGTCAAGGCTATGCGTGGACGTTTGGTGACGATGGCAATTTAACAATCCCAAGTAACATTAACTATTCTAATGGTGTAAGTATTTTAGATGGACTTGGTGGCGGTACTTCATTACCATCTGATGCTGCTGGTGTATTAAAGAATGATGGCACAGGAACTTTATCTTGGTCTACACTAGATGTTCAGGATTTAACAGATAACAGTAATTTATTAGGTGGCAGCGGAGGTGGTACTTCATTACCATCTGATGCCGCTGGTTACTTGCATAACGACGGTTCTGGTGGATTATCTTGGACACAAAATACTGCTGGCACTGGAACTAATAGCTTCAGTGATGTTTGGGTAACTAGTACTAAGGCTAGTAACTTCTGGACTACTTACACCTTAACTGGTAATATAACATTGTTGTTTAATTATGGTGGACAACCAGTTAGCGATATTACACTATCTAACCAAGCTGTATCAGGGAAACAAATCACTGTAGGACAAAAGATTCTTGTAATCAATGATGCTGCATCATTGAATAGCAATAGCTATGGTATCGTAATTGAATTCCCATCAAGCCCAAGCGTGGGCGACACCTTTTCAGCTCCCGTCATGTGTCCTACTGCATTAACTACAATAAGCGTAAGTCAAATGCAACCCGGACAGGTATATACAATTGTATCACTAGGTACTACTAATTGGGGTACGCTTGGGGTATATGGTGCCACTGTGGGACAACAATTTCAGTACAATGGTGGTTCAATAACAGGTGACGGCACAGTTTCTACGTCGGGTATAACTGGTGTATCTAAAGTAATCTTTAAGCCAGCAAGCGGTCATCGTGCAATATCATACAATCAAGGTAACGCAGGATCTGCTACTATATTTGGTCAAGGTGCAACACCTATTGCTAGTTACACAGACCTAACAACCGGTATGGGGCAACAGCCTATTACTTGGGTGTATGCAGGTATAGTAGACAGTATCCCAACATGGTACCAAATCTGGGGTTAATCAGAGATAACAAATATTAAATAAGGATAAAAACAATGGCAGCTTTAAATTTTCCATCAAACCCATCTAACGGTGACTCTTATGTTGGTGATAATGGAATCACATACACATACGACGGGGTCAAATGGACCTCTACAAGCAGCGGCGGAGGAGGCGGGTCAACTACTCTTTCTGGATTAAATGATGTAGGTTTGGACAGTCCTGCTGATGGTCAAATTCTAATGTGGGTAGACTCTCAAAGTCGTTGGGAGAACATGGACTTACCAACAGGCGGCGTTGTAAGCCAGCTGACCAATGGTAGTAATAGTGTAAGCCTAGGTGATGATGGTAATTTATCAATGCCAGGTAACACTGTTGTTTTTACCCCAACTGATACTACATTGAGATTGCAAAGTACAGGTAGTACTTACGGTGGCACTAGTATTGAATTTAAGGCAGATCCTGAACAAGAAACACCTTACAGTGCTAAGGTTCAACTAGATACAGCCGGTGTAAAAATTAATACCTCAGGTGATAGTTGTCAGTGGACTTTTGATTATAATGGCAACCTAACGTTACCGTCTATCGGCGGCGATATTAAAACCAGTGATGGTAATAGTATCTTAGATAGAATTTCAGCAGGTGGTAAGTCAGCATCATTGGATAGTTCTTCACACGACTTGATGTTACCAAATGGTGTTGTTTATCGTTATGATGAAACTGTGTTAGGTGGTGTTGGTACTGGCCCTGACGGGTACACGTTGTACTCAATGGACGCTAAGACTATTAATATCATGGCGCAAGCAAACGGACAACCGGTCAACTGGCAGTTTAACGGTGGTGGCGAGATTATATTCCCTGACGGAACAGTTCAAACTACAGCGTACAACTATGCTCCCCAGGATCTAGTTAACATAGATGGTGGAATCGCAAGTACACAATTTGATGTTAGCTATGCATATATTGACTGCGGTGGTAGTGCTAGAAGAGGTGTACTAGACGTAGATACGTTTGACGGAGAAGACAATGGCGCAGGACAAACACAATTTGATAAAGTATTAAACGGAGGCGGAGCATAATATGTCAAACAGAATACAATTACGTAGAGATTCAACGTACAATTGGAATAACATTAATCCAATATTAGCAGACGGTGAACCAGGATTAGACTACGATACAAATAAAATTAAGATAGGTGACGGTAGTTCATACTGGAGTGATTTGCCTTGGGCAACTAATACACTACCATCGTTAGCGACAGTAGCAACAACTGGTAGTTACACTGATTTGGACAATAGACCTACAAATTTGTTTGATATTTTAGGTGGCGCATCTAGTCTGGATAATAGACGTTTCTTACGTTTAAACTTCAGTGAAAGCTCAATCGAATATAGCTCTGATTTTAGAGTAGTCCCATTCTCCAACGTGGTATACCCGGCAGGTACAATAGGTCAAGATAAAGTAGGCGATGTTGCATTCTCATCAGGAGCAATTTACTATTGCGTACAAGAACCTAACTCATACACAGTTACATGGCAAGGTGATTCATTTAACCCGTGGGTCCCTGATGTTATTGCACTTTCAAACATTGGAGGTTCTCAGCCAACAGTGGGTGCTAAATTGACAGACGGTACACACACTGCTGTAGTTACTGAGGTCATAGCATGGTGGGATGGTTCTAGAACAGGTCTTAGAATTAGTCCAACAGTGAACGATTGGCATACTGGTACTGGCACATTAACTGTGTTCACTGGTGATGCGCCATCTACTCATATATGGGCAAAGATTGGTAGTGAACTAGTTTCAGCACCATCTACACTAACAAGTCCTGGCATAGTAGGGCAAATGGCGTATGATAGTAACTACATCTACCGATGCACCCAGACTAATGTATCTGAAATTAGTTCAGTTTACTCTACCCCTCATTCATATAACGGCGGAGGAAATCAAAATGCCGGTTCTAGTATGATGAACGTACTTGACGCTGGCGGAGTTCCTGCTCCGCAAGTTGGATGGATAATAAGTGATGGTTCTAGTCAACGAACTATCACAAACGTAGTACGTCAGAATAGTGCTTGGGGTTACATATACACACTGACATTTAGCGGCGGAGATATTAACTGGAATACACTTAACAGTATAACTATTATTTCTCAACCAGCAGTTTCAGGTCAGTGGGTTAAAGCTAAGTGGTTCAGTGGTTCATACAATGATTTAACAGATAAACCAACTACAGTAGTTGATGTTAACCAGTTAACTGATACCCATGCCCTATTAGATAAAGAACCTAAATTTAATGTACAGTATCAAAACTTTAACGCACTATCAGGCACTCGTTATTGCATCGATGCAGTTGGTCAAGCAGTGACAGCAACATTACCAGCAAGTCCTGATATAGGAGATGCAATATACTTTGTTGATGCTTACGGTCAATTCGACACACACAACCTTACTATCAATGGCAACGGTAACACAATCATGGGTGCATCAACTCAAGTTATCTCAACAGCAAATGAAAGTATTGGTGTTTTCTATAATGGTTCAGAATGGAGATTCTACGGATGATTACAGTAGAAGAATATAAAAAGCGTCACCTAACAGTTGTAGTTGACGAACAGCATGGCTTAGAAACTCTTACAGGTCCGAGAGGCGAACGCGGTGAGAAAGGCGACAAAGGAGATCCCGGAGAAAGTAATATCCCAGGACCCAAAGGTGACACCGGTGAGAAGGGCGACAAAGGGGATAAAGGCGACCAAGGTATTCCTGGTATCAAGGGAGATAAAGGCGACACTGGCGACAAAGGCGACCAAGGTATTCCTGGTATCAAGGGAGATAAAGGAGACAAGGGCGACACTGGTGCAAACGGTATAAACGGAACCAACGGTAAAGACGGTCTACCTGGCGCTAAAGGAGACAAGGGCGACATGGGCCCAGTAGGCACACCCGGCGCAATGAACTATAAAGTCTATGCTCCTGGTAGAGTAACTGGTGTCAATTCTATTGGTAGAACTATTCTAAGTACAACATTTACTAGTACAGGTAATCCAGTAATGATTATTGTAACTGGTGATGCTAACCCAACAAGTCCAGGTTATGCTGTGTTACAACTGGCTAGAAATGGTAGTCCTATTGGCATGAAGGTGCAAGCAGAACAATTGAGTGCCAATGTCAACGTTCCTTACTGTGTACAAGTAATTGATACTCCACCTGCAGGTACATATACTTACAGTATGCAAACTGTTACTGTTCTAGGTGGCTCATGGGACTTTGGTGAGCAAGATGGTCCTACAATGACTATCGTAGAATTAACTGGTGCTACTGGTGCTCAAGGTCCCGCAGGTGTAGGTATTAAAGGGTTTGTATCAGGTTACGTAGATGCTGGCACGTTCCTTACATTAGATAACATCAAAGTTTCAGTAACAACCGGTGGACAACGAGGCTTATGTATGGCTACAGTATCCGGAAACATGACTTGTAGCATATCTGCCAACTATGCCCTTGCTGGTGGTGCTAGTGGTTACGCAACTAACTACCCCGGCGCTAACTATAGCCCAACACCTAGCGGTTCATTCTTCGGTTGGAGTTTCCCCAACGCAGGTGACGGATCGACATATACTATCAACGATTACGCAAATCAAAGATGTTATAGAGTTACACTAATGATTGGTGCAGCATATAGAGCCAACTTCATCAGCATCGAAAGATTGGCATAAAGATAAATAATAATAGGAGATATTTAAATGGCAAGCAAAATACAATTAAGACGAGACACAGCACAGAATTGGTCTAACACTAACCCAGTATTGGGTGCAGGTGAACCAGGTTTTGAAACTGACACTGGTCACTTTAAGATAGGCGATGGTAACACATATTGGAATGATTTATCATACGCCGGCGGCGCAGGCGTTGGTGGTTGTGGTCAAATTGCAATCGGTAATAACGCAGGTCAGTCATGTCAATCAAGTTATGCAGTTGCTATCGGTGACAATGCTGGTAATTGCTGCCAATGCAATAGTGCTGTTGCAATTGGTCACAACGCAGGTTACGAAAATCAAGACTTCGGCGCTGTAGCAGTTGGTCACAATGCAGGTTACTGCGGACAAGGAACACACTCAGTTGCAATCGGATATAACTCAGGTCGCTATGAACAAAATTCTCACTCAGTTGCAATCGGTATTGCATCTGGACGTTGCGGTCAAGGTGAATATTCTGTAGCAGTGGGATATCAAGCTGCTCACTGCTATCAAAGTGAAAACAGCATTGCTATCGGTAACAATGCAGGTTATTGCAATCAAGGTAATGGTAATCAATTATGGACATCAGGCGGGGCTGTCGCTGTAGGTACGGATGCAGGTAACAACCAACAAGAATATCATGCTGTTGCTGTTGGTTTAGAAGCAGGTCGTTGTAATCAGGGATTTAGTGCTGTAGCGATTGGACGCAGTGCAGGTCATTGCAGTCAAGGCAACGGTGCTGTTGCTGTTGGTAAACAAGCTGGTTATTGCAGCCAAGATTCTGACGCAGTTGCTATCGGTAACTATGCAGGTAACTATAATCAAAGTTATGCAGCAGTTGCAGTAGGTTATAATGCAGCTACATGCTGCCAAGGTGACAACGCAGTTGCTGTGGGTTCTTACTCTGCAAGTCAATGTCAACAACAAAATGCGATTGCGATCGGTAACTATGCTGGCGCAAGTATAGATTACAATGCTAGCGGAGATAATTGGTATGACTTTTGGGTAGACGCAACATCAGGCGACGGGTCTGATAGTACAGTCAAGTTATCTGATGCAAGTAAAGTTGTACCGGGTATGGTTGTTTATAACAACGGCTGGAGCGGTGCAACTGTAGTTTCTGTAAATTACGGAACTAACGTTGTTACATTAGATTCTGCTGCAACACAGACATTGTATCCAGATAGCAATATCAACTTTGCAGGTCGTCAAGGTCAGAACTCAATCGCTATTGGTGCATTTGCATCAGTAAGATCACAATCTCCGAACAGTATTGTTATCAACGCAACTGGTGCTGAGTTACATAGTGTAGGTTCTGGAACAACAGTTATTCAATCACTACGTCAAGTATCAGGTGGAACTATTCCAGCTGGATTCTATCAAGTTGCTTGGAACCCAACAACAGGTGAACTAATCGTAGTTACACCATAATCTAACATTTAAAGGAAAATAAAATGGCACAATTTAATATCACAGCAACATCTGCTTCAAAGAACCAAACAGTTACTAACGCAGATACTAAAACTCGCAAGGCTTATAATAGCCCTGCAGAGTGTGCAGACCAAGCAGCAGCGGATGCGTTAGCTACTAAGTTTGCAAGAGACTTGAATGTTGATGGATACAGTGAAGCTACTGACTGGATCGGTCAAGCTACACCAGTTTAATCAGTTCTTATTTCGTTAATAATGACCGTAGCAGTTTCGGCTTCTACGGTCATATAACCTTCACAAGCGATATTCCAATCTTCGCCTGTTCTTTCACTGTATGATGGCACGTTAATCTTCACGTGCTTTGCTAGATACTCGGTATCATTCTCAAACACACGCCATACGTGATCCATTGTACCTCTACCCTCTTGTCCCCTAGTTTTGTTGAAACGAATTAGATACTTGTTCATAGTACAACTGCCTTTTGTTTTGGTGGCATTGATTTAACACCTAAGTTAAAGTGAACTAGTCGAGTTGGATCTAGACCTAAGTTTCTTGTAATAGAATGGGGCAACCAAGAGTTAACAAAATACATCATCCCTGGCTTTGGAACATACAATACAGTTTTACTTGCATCAGTGATTTTATCTAAGTCAGCTTCAGGTAACGCAATTTGTCTACGAGTATAGATAGGATCGTGTAGTGCAACTTTAGAACCACCCTCAGGTGCATCTAAAAAGTAAAACCCTGAAATTTGATTGCCCTCACTGTGGATGTGTTCATCATGCCCTTGCAATTGATTGTGTTCCTGACACCACATTTCTTGAAAGAACATTGCTTTATCAGTCATGTTGTACCCTTGATTTTTTAAAATAGCATATGCTGAATTAAGAATGAACGCATTGAATTCATATAGTTCAGGTTCGTGAAAAAATCCCCCTGTTTGTGCTGGATACAAAAGATTTGGCTCTTTTTCTTTCTTAATCTTGTCTAAGTACGTCATTGCAATAGTGCGTACTGTTTCTAAGAATTCAGGCTTTTCGATAGCGTAGATAGTTACCGGGAAATGATTGTATGGTGTTAAAATTGCTGTCATAATATACTACTTATTTCCATTTCCATCTTGTCTCACATTTTAAATCACCGTTTTTTGATAAATATCAATAGGGAGACAACAAATGCCACAAAACAAATATCATTGGACAAGAGACACTGTAGATAATAGAGACCACGTATTCGCACCGAGACTAAGTTCTTTGCCTACATCAGTAGACTTACGTAATAACTGTTCTCCGGTTGAAGACCAAGGCGACTTGGGAAGTTGTACAGGTAATGCTATTGCAGGTATCATGGAATACTTAGCACGTAAAGCAAGAAAGACTACTGATGTAAGTAGATTATTCATTTACTATCAAGAACGTTTACTTGAAGGTACTGTAAATTATGATTCAGGTGCGTACATTCGTGACGGGATCAAGGCAGTAAACAAGTATGGTGTACCTACTGAAAATCTATGGCCGTATGATGTTAGAAAATATACATACCGCCCAACACAGGCAGCTTACACAAATGCTGCAACTAGAAAAGCAGTATCATATCAAAAATGCGCTAACTTTGCAGCCGTAAAATCAGCTCTTGCTCAGGGTTACCCTGTAGTTATCGGGTTTGACGTTTATGAGAGTTTTGAAAGTGACACAGTAGCACGTACCGGTATGATGCCAATGCCTAATAAAGCACGTGAACAATTGTTAGGTGGACATGCTGTTACAATCGTAGGATATAACGATACTACACAACGTTTCATTGTTAGAAACTCGTGGGGGACAAGCTGGGGAGACCATGGATATTTCTATATGCCCTACGGTGTTATTCAGGATACTACAATGTCTAGTGATTTCTGGATAATTACTTCTATCACAAACCCTTGAGATAAGATAAATATCTTATTAGCGGATATTTTTATGAAAATCAAACACTTACAAGAAAATTTAACCCCTGCATCAACCCCTAGCGTTAAGACTATTCCTCCTGAATTCGGTCGTAGCAATGAAATGCTAGAATCAGGTGCAGGTACTACTGGCGCCGGAGCAGTTGCATCAGTATCAAGTCCAGTCGGTGGAATGCAACGTAGAGGTAAAGGCTCTATGTTTCAAGGTATCAAGACAAGCGCAAAATATCCTAACTCAGCCGCAGTCAAAGAAGAAGCAATGGGGACATTCGCTGCTCTTAAGGGTTTAAAGACTTGGCAAGTTGTTATTTTCAATAACTACTATGCAGGTAAGTACAGTGACTATCGTGGAAGATACTATTATGTATTAGCAACTAGCCCACAAGAAGCTAAACAAGTTGTACTAGATAATGCAGATGGCATCTTGCAAGAACTATTAGCAATGAAGTCACACAACGGTAAGAAGATTCTTCCTCGTGGCTCTGCCGTTCGTATTACATCCGACCGAATTGGTAAGATTGAAGACGGTACAGTTGCAGGTCGTATGAGTACAGCAGGCTTTAAGAAAATGTTTGGTCCACAAGGTCCTGTAATGGTTAAGCTAAGTGGCGGCGCCGTAGTTGATATGCAGGATCCAGTAGTGCAAGGTAGTGACCTTAAGACTGTAGCTAAAGCTGACTTAGGTAGTAATTCAATGAATCTACCTAGTGGTTACGGTGATGTTGTTCAACCACAAAAAGTAAGTGAAGAACATTTAGATGAAATCTTTAATCCAACATCAGGCGTTGCACGTTTTTTAAGAGCAGCGAGTGCATTTGCAGGTGATTACATTCCTGTAGCTATCGGTGCAGCAGGTACATTTGCAGCTACGACCGCGGTATTAGGTCCAGTAGCAGCGATGATGGCAAGTAGTACAGTTGGTAGTCAAATTCTACAAACAATACAAAATCAACAAAATAAAGTACCAGGTGTTATTCAACAAATGGTCGAAAAGTATTTCGGTAGTGAACAAGAAGAAGTTGAATTTGCTTTGATTCATGCAAAGGCAGCATTCTTGGGTCAGAGAGAATTTAGATGGAGAGGCCAACAATGGCCTGTTACCCTAGAGAAAAATGCAGCAGAAGCAATTGTTGAAAAGAATGATAGATATTGGTTAGAACAACAAGCTCGTCAACAGCAGCAACCTGCATTTGCCGAAGCTAAGAAGGCTGCTAACACTAAGACGGTAAGACATGCTTTAAGTAAGCGTCCACCGGCTAAACTAAGCGACAAAGAACAAGAAAAGAAAAAATCTGAATCTGATGCAGCTTGGGAAAGACTAATGGCTTATGCTGCTGCACAGGAAAAAGAAGTAGATGAAGCCAGAGTTGGTAACAGAATGAGCGACATTAGTGTTGGTAGTCCAAAGATTGTCAACTACAAAGGTAAAGCAGTGGGTGAAGTTGGTATTGACCACGAACCAAGTCCAGGCAATGGCCCTTATTATTGGAAACATTATCTAACTGGTAAGTACATGGTTGGATATGATACTAAACAAGAAGCATTAGCTGACTTAAAACATCTAGTAATGCAAAATGAAGGTCAGCAAGGTGTGGCGGAAGCAGGTGAGTGGACTAAGTTACCAAATGGTAACTGGAGAAACATGCACACTGGTGCACAACAATCAACACCTCCCAAGACAAAGAAACCTCGCAGAACAATGGGACTAAACGCTAGTTTAGAACAACATGCTGATGACAAGATGAAAGAATTAGGTCATAAGTTTAAACCTGTGAAAGAAGGTTCAGAATCAGACCGCATCCAAGCATTGTATGACAAGCTAGAACGTTTTGAAGAACGTCTAGGTTCTGATGATCCTAGAGTACAAGCACTCAAAGATGAAATTCGTGGCTTGAAAGATGAGTACAGAGTAGTTGGGCAAAACACTGCAAACTCATTGAGAGGTGTAACAGAAAACTCTATGGCTGATTTCTTTGCCAAAGCAGCACAAGAAAAGTTTCCAAATGCTTTAGTTCGTAAGAACGGTGAGACAATTCAAGAACCACCGAAGCGTGAAGTTCCTCCAGCATTGCCGAAAACTCCGGTGGATGTTCCAGCATTGCAACAACAATTAGTAGACTTAGAAAAGAGATACGAGCAACTAGGTGGTGACTCATGGCAATATGCTGACCGCATGATGGACAGAGACCGTGAAGCGCAGCAAGTAGGTCAACAAATTAGGTATATCAAGCAACAACTTGCTAATGCAGGAAATCAACTTGATGAGAAATCAAAGAGCCAGGCACAATTCAGAACAATGGCAGCAGTAGCACATAATCCAAAGTTCGCTAAGAAAGTTGGTATCAAGCAATCTGTTGGTAAAGAGTTTCACAAAGCAGACAAAGGTGTAAACTATAAGTCATTGCCAAAGAAAGTAGATGAAGCTGAAATTTCAGAAGAAATGTTAGCTAGTGAACTATACAAAGATTTCCAAATCTTTAGTAAAGGCAAAGACAAAGCAATCTCGGGTAAAGCTAAAAGCAAAGACTTGTCAGGTAAACCAAAAGATAAAGAAATCATTGCTAAAGTAACTAAGATGGCAAATGAAGATAAAGATCCATGCTGGAACAGCTACAAGCAAGTCGGCATGAAGAAAAAGAATGGCAAGACAGTGCCTAACTGTGTACCTAAGAAGTAATATGAAAATCAGACAATTAACAGAATCAAATTTACCCGGCGCATTTAAAGGTGTCAAGGTTATGTCACCTGAAGAATTCGTAGGTGCGAGTCAAGAACCGGAAGCTGTCGAACCAGAACAAGAAGTAGAAGAAGATAAAACCTCACGTGATACAAATCGTTTGTGGCAAATGATTACTGACTATGAGCGTAGAGCTAAAATGTCAAGTAGCGACATTCGTAAGCAACACTATATGAAGATGGCTAGTGACTTACGTGCTAAGTTGCCAACTAATGACTTAGATGAAGCAACTGCATTGCCAGCGCAACAACGTGAATTAGGTGGTCAAGAGTTTCAGGATTACATGAAGCGTATTGTCGGTGCACCTGATATTGACAAGAAGACTGGTAAAGTCAAAGTTGGTAAAGATAAAGTTAATAAGAAGACAGGTGAAGTAACACCCGGTGAAGAAAAGTATATCAGTGGTAAAACAAAGACTGACAAGTACAAGATGCCTTATATGCATCGTTCAAGTGTTGTAACATACTATGACGAAGCAGGTAAAAGATTCCGTGAAGAGGATGTTATCAAAGCATTACAAGTACGTCCTAAGAAATTACTAAAGCAAAACGAAAAGATGAAACATTCAAACGGTGCGTTTGAACAATTCTTTAACGTTGGCTTTGCTGCTTTGACAGGTATCGCCGTTGACGAATCTACAGGTAAACTAGTTATTGTCAACACATGTCCAGGTGCTGGCTCATGTAAAGTTGATTGCTTTGCTATGAAGGGTGGTAAAGTTCAGTTCAAGAATGCATGGTTATCAGATGGTAAGATTCTTACATATCTATTGAATGACCCAACTGGCTTCTTCAATCAACTAAGTGCTGAAATTTCCGCAGAAGAAAAAGCAGGACAAAAGGGTGACAAGAAGTTCCCTAATGGTTGGAATGTAACTATTCGTTGGCATGACGCAGGCGACTTCTTTAGTCCAGAGTACTTAGACTTAGCATTGAAGATGGCTGCAAAGCATCCTAACACTAAGTTCTATGCGTACACTAAGATGGCAGGAGCAGCACTAGCAAAGAAGCCAGCGAACTTCATTATCAACTGGTCAGAAGGTGCTCATACTTCACAAGAGAAACAAGTCAAGGCTGCTGATCCTAACTTAGATACAACTAAGAATAGTCGTATCGTTCCAGATAACATGTTCCAAGACTTGTTAGTTAAAGACCAGAAGGGTAATCTAGTTAAGGGAGCTGCGGGTCAATGGCAAGTTCAACCAGATAAACTACCTGAACTAAAACAACGACTAGCAAAAGCATATCAGATTAGCCCAAATAGTATTTTGAGTTATGACGAGTACACAAGTAAGCCTAAAGTTCAAGGTATGAAGTACAACGTTATTGTTGCTCCTGGTGAGGGTGACATTAGTGCTAACGATACTAATGTTTTAAGCACATTGTTATTGAGACACTAAATATGGATAGAACAACATTTGAATTCTATCTAAGATATAAGGGAAATCCACCAAAATGCTCTCAGACAGCTTAAAGACATTATTAGCAAGCACACAATCGTTTGCAATCAAATCACAGAACTTTCACTGGAACGTTGAAGGTTCTGATTTCCCACAATATCACGCATTCTTTGATACACTATACAGTGATGTAGCCGGCACAATCGACCAGATTGCTGAGTACGTAAGAATCTTAGGTGCTTATACACCGGGCAGTCTAACTCGCTATGCTGAGTTATCTATCATTCAAGACCAAACAAAGATTCCACGTGCTGAATTGATGTTTGCTGAATCATTGCAGGACTGTGAAACGATGATTCAGTTAGTGGTTGATATGTTTGACCAAGCAACACAAGAACGTCAGCAAGGTATTGCTAACTATATGGCTGAGTTGCAAGACTTGTATGCTAAGAAAGCATGGTTCATTCGTTCTATTCTAAAGAAAGAACGTGAGTAATCAACGTTTCCACTCTGCGTAGAGTCTGTTCTTTGTGTCCCAAGAACACTCTACTAACTTAAACCCAAACTTATCACTAAGACGCACGTGCTCTAGTACGCTCCATGGATAAAATGGTATCTGTTTGCAATCATCGCTAACGTGATCCTTCAATCCAGGATTGCATCGCCAGTAGATTCTCGCCTTCGGCTTTAACAATGAAACAAACTTTGTTATCTGTCGTTCAATGTCACTCGCATCACCGAAGTTAATACTACCCAAGCAGAATGCTACATCAAACTTATCCTCAGTAACAAAATCCTCAATAGTACACTTATAGTCAGCTTGGTCGAATGCAGGATCAATGCCCACTAAGTTCTTAATCAATCCTTTGAATGGATTACTACCGCAACCAACGTCTAATACTGATTCATCGTCAGAAACTTTGTCAACTAATGCCAAGCCTGTCTTGTTGTACTGAGAAAGGTCTCCGTTTCCGCGATACCAAACTGTGCCGAAGTAATGATTTAAATAATTTTGGTCTATTGTCATATTAAATAGTTATTTATGAACAAGCCCAGAGTATTCATTAGATTTTTCCCCGGTGCATCAGGTAACTTCTTTTCATTGTTGTTGCATATGCTATCGCACACGCCTAAACCCGTAGCAGGATTCACGGGTCACATACATTCAGATGATGTGTACTCAGGACATAACTTTCGTGAGGGTCACTTTGTAGGTAGCAAGAACCTTCACACACCTAGAGAACTAAATGAGTTTCGAAGTAAAGTAGAGAACTACACTAAGTATACTAATCCTGAAGCACCGTTGAACGAAGCAGTGTTGTATTTGACTAGTAACTTTAGATTCACTGAGACCGATAACCCTATCTATACTGTTCCTACACATGCTATGGATCCAAAAGTGTTATTATTCGCATATCATCCTGCAAAACTAATCAACATACAAACTACAGAAGCAGATTGTGAACAGATATGGTATAACACTGTCATCAAACAAGTGATTCCGAACCAGAAAGAATTGATTACATTAAAGATACTAGAATACTTCAAAACAAAGTACCCCGAGAAAGCAAATAGACCTAAGTTTAACAGAGTTGACTTCTCAGACGAACGTTTCTTATGCTATCTGTATAAGTTCAACAGTGAAAGACCTGAAGGTTATTACAATACATTCAATAATTTTGTGCTGGGCACGGGATATGACTATCTTAACATACCTTTCAGTAGTATTGACGATGAATCATTAGCAGATAGATTTGATGAACTTGTAGATTACATGGGTGTCGAGACTGACCCTCAACGAAAAGCAATAGCGAAAGATGCATTGTCTAAATATGCATCAGTACAAATACAAAACCCTTATAAGGATCTACACATAGATGATTACTAGAATTTTAATGTTATTAATGATATGCACTAGCGCACTAGCATGGGAACCAACTAAACCCATCACTGTTATTATAGGCAATCAACCCGGCTCAGGTAACGAAATCGGCTTTCGTGCTATTTCAGCAGTAGTCAACAAGACAAACCCCGACGTTACGTTCGTTATTGAACTGAAACCTGGTGGTGATAGTGTAGTTGCGATGAACTATATGAATGAAGCTAAACCCGATGGTTACACTGTTGCTATTCCTAGCTATATGAGCACGTTTGTTACGAATGATATCTGGCAGAAAGACATTAAGAAGTTTCAATATAATAGCTTTACAAACATCATGGGCATGGGAAAGAGTCCATTGTGTATCGTAACCAATCCAAACAGTAAAATTAACTCTATCAATGAGTTAGCAGAGTTAGTTAGAACAACAGACAAGCCTATTACGTTTGCAGTAGGTGGCGGCGCACATAGAATGACGTTTGAGTACTTCATGTTGAAAGCTAAAGGTAACAAGAAGCAAGTCAAATTCACACAATATCCCGGTCCATTACAAGCAGTTACAGCAGTAGCAAGTAATGCAGGTATAGAATTTGGAATAATGCCTATCTCAGTAGCATTACCTTTAGTTCAAGCAGATAAAGTCAAAGTGCTAGGTATTACAGGTGATAGAAAGTTAGCAAGATTACCAAACGTAGAACCGATCAGAGTAGGAGGTTCATATATTGATGTGTTCGCTGCCTGGGCGATGGTCTTGCCACCGAACACCCCACCTGAAATAGTAGAATGGTATAGAAAAACATTCGCTCCGGCATTAAATAGTAATGAAGTAAAGCGTTACTACGAAGAAAACTTGATATTCGTAGACGAGAAAGAGTTAAACCCAGAAGGATTTATTAAAGGGATTGAGAAATTAAGAGGAGTATGGATTCCTCTGTCTCAGCAAGTAAATCTACTGGACTAAGAACACACTACCTTAGGACCTTTGCGTTATAAAGTGTGGGCCGGCTGCTGGCCTGAGAAAGCGATTCGCTACCGTGGACTCAAAAGTGAGCATTTTCCTATTTCTGATAAATACTAATATGAGAGCCAAAGAATTCGCCAACCTTAATACAACATCACATGACGAAGTGGTGCTACAAAAGCTAATCAATAAAGCAAATCTAGGTGATGTAAAGTCCGCTGTAAAGTTACAGGATCTATTCAAAGGAGCCTTTGGTAAGCCACGTGACTATTGGATCAGAAAGTACAAAAAAGAACTTGAAGAATGTGGCGTATTCATTTCAGAGGGTGTAGAAACTCCCCAAGACGAACAAAAGATTAAGCACTTTATTGAATGGTCATATAAAGCATTGAACATGCAGGACCCTAAACCAAAGTTCCACTTCAGTAGAGACACAGAACAAGCACAAACAGACCATCGTACAGGTATGCACACTGAGGATGGTTCTATTTTGATTTACATTGAGAATAGAAACTTAGTTGATATCATGCGTACTATATTCCATGAGTTAGTACATCACAGACAGGATCAACTAAACATGATTAAAGATGGGGACAGCTATCCTGGCAGTCCTATCGAAGCAATGGCAGATATGATGGCTGGAAAGTACATAAAGATTTATGGCAAACAACATCCCGAAATCTTCCAATAAAACACTACAGAAGTTAAGAGAAGTCCCTGACGATTTATTTGAAGCAGGGAAAGATGATATTGATTTTAAAGCAGAAGTTATTAAAAGACAGTACAAGAAAGATCCTTCAAGTATCTTTACTTTGATTAAGAGAATGATAAATGAGAGCAAATGAATTCGTCACTGAAATGTTTGAACCCGGTAGAAAGAACTGGGAGTGGGCCCGTCTTGGAACTGACGAAGTATCTGCTTTTTTCAAAGTAGGTGGTAGAGATTATCTTTGGCAAGCGTTTACGGGGCGTGGTAATCCCAAGAAGTGGGAAATACAATTTCGTTTAATAAGAAAGCCCGACACTGACCCTGATGAGTTAGATTTGTTTGGAACAACAGGCACCGGCAATTCAGCGGAAGTAATGTCAACAGCAGTTGATATTACAAGAGCATTCTTAAAAGAATATGGGCTTGATAGAGTAGAAGAAATTACATTCAATGCTAAAGAAGATAGTCGCATTGGATTATACGCTAAGATGATTAAACGTTTATTGCCTGGGTGGGACTTGTATAGCAAGAAAGATTCAGTTGATGGTATGGTGTTCTCTCTCACTGACCGCAGAGCATACGACAAGCCTGAAAACAAAATTAATGAAGTATTTGAACCTGGCTCTGGTTATCCACTACATTGGGATACTGAATTTGGTCCTGAAGAAATTCACGCACGTGCGTATGATAGACAAGGTCAGTACATTGACATTCATTTTGTTCCTGTAAGAGACAATATAATTGACATTGAATTCAGTAAGATGGACAACTATGAACTCACTGGCAAAGGTGACGAAATGGCTATCTTTGCTACAGTAGTTAATGCTATCAGACGATACTTAAAAATGAATCAACCAAAGATTATCATATTCAGCGGTAAAGGTGAAAATCGAGGTGCATTGTATCAGAAGATGATTAATAGATTAGCTGGACAGTTTGGCTATCAACAGTTTGATACAAGCAAACTAAGCCCACAAGGTCAGTCACAAATAGGTGCTACGGGTACTAACGTATTCGTATTACGTAAATCATTCAACCAACAAGTCGAAGAAGAAGTATTAGATGAAATGCCTCTTCCCGCTGATTGGGATCAAAGTCAATATGGACCGGGATCATCATTCAAACAAAGATTAGCATACGCATTAGAACGTGCTAAAAAGATCGGCACTGGATCCAGTCGTGTTGCTACTACAATTGAATATCAAGGTCGCCCAACAGTATTGAAGATTGCTAAGAACGGAAAAGGCTTGGCACAAAATTCAGTTGAAGCGGACATTTTAAGCGATGGATATGCTAGTCAACTTGGTATCTTAATTCCTATTATTGACTATGATGAACAGAATCGTGAACCTACTTGGGTTCACACTGAAATGGCTACTAAAGCTAATGAAAAGCAACTATGTAACTTAATGAAGTGTAATTCATTAGGATCATTAGTACGCTATGCTAATGCCATCGCAGGCAAGTATCGTAATGTCACAGCACAGAGTTACCAAGAAGAAATGATTAACGGCGGTAAATCTGAACGAGACATTGAAACAATGACAGAGTATGCCAATAAACTAGCAGACCTAGCAAACTCGTTTGATGTTGAGTTAGCTGACTTCGGTAGAGCAGCTAACTGGGGAATATATAACGGTCAACCAGTTGTCATTGACGTTGGCTTTAACAGCAACGTGATGAATCAGTATTACAAATGAGAGCAAGCGAACTAACTAAGAATAGATGGGCACTAATTGTATCAGACCCTGAGAAACATCAGTGGTCAGATAACCTCATCCAACTCGTTAATAATGCATATCAGAATACAAGTCTAGGATCATTCGTTAACTCTGCACAAGAAGTTGCAGCTAGTGATTGGGTGGCATTAGATTGGGACCCGCAACCAGATTTAGATTGCACTGTGTTCTATCGCAGAGCAAGACCAAACGAACATTGGACTGGTTATAAGATTCAAGGCATCGGTCATGACGGTAAACAAGAATCAAAACAAAAAGTCATTCAACGAGTTAAAGCGTTGTTAGGTAAGCCGGGTACATGGATTGAATCTAGTGACGCTATGGCACGTACATTAGGTAAGCTAGGACTGCAACCTGTTACAGACGAACAAACATTAAATACATTGTTCCCTGGATCTAACTTAAAGATGTTAGACCAAAATGGTACCTATGAGCGTGATGCAGGTGGCTCACGCATACGTGAGCAAGTATTCGGAAACCCGGTGACAAAATGAGAGCAAGAGAATTTATCAACGAAGAAGTCAACCCTGATATTCGTCACTCTGAATTCAAACATGAATTAGAGATACATGGATTGCGTTATACTGCTGAAACAGACAATAATTCAGGTTACGGTAATCAACTTATCATCAAAGTATACGATGGCAACAAAGAGGTTGCTAACGCTGAGTTCTACGAAGAACCACACGACAAAGCATTGATTAGTATGAACACTTGGGTTATTAGTGCCTACCAAGGACAGAATATCGCAACTAACATGTATGCTTATGCTAAGATGTTGGGCAATGATATTATGCCTAGCGATACACAAACCGACCAAGGTGAAAGAATGTGGCGCTCTTGGAACCAATCAGGCCAATCTAAACATATCTTGCCAAAAGGTCAAAAAGGCTACAGAGAACTAGATGAAGACACTGGTACATTCTCTAAAGTAATGACACATGAGACAAGCCCAGAAGCTGCGGCAATCATTATGAAAACCGGATTCAGACCCAGTCGCACTGGTATCTTCTTTAACGTTGCAGGTACTAACTACAGCGGTGGAGGTTACGGTGGTACAGA